TATTAATAATAAATGCATAGAATTAAACGGAGTGTTCGATATAGATGAACTCAAGTATATCACAGAATTATCAGAAAAATATTTAAAAGATTTGGAAGACGCTAAAGCAGAAAACAAATCTGAAGAATGCAACATTTGTGAAGGAAATAAATATTATGTCACTTATGACGGATATTATAATCCGTGTGGTAAATGCAATCCTAATGGTAAAGCCCATTAAAAAATCATAATATGTTAGAATTATATATATTAGGCGGTTTTCTACTACTTGTAATTGCAGCAATACCACTATATTTTGTTGGTGCCGCACTATACCAACGCAACCAAGCTAAAGAAAACGCAACCAAAAAGAAAGTCTATGTCAGCACTCTAGTATTAACATACTGCGGCGTAGGAACAGACCTGATGAACAAAAAAAGACTCTACTATAAAAACTATACTGAAGAAGAAGCCAAAGTATCATATAAAAAACTACAAACAATAGGTACGCAAACATACCAAAAACTTGATACAATATCAGATACAGATATATTCAATTTTGCAGATGTACTTGTCATCCACAAAAACCAATTCATTGCAATTGAAATAGGAATGCATGAAGAATATGAATAATAAACCAAAAAGCTACTTAATGATTATACTAGGATTTCTGTTTTTATTGACAGCCGGTATAGTAGCAGACACTACAAATCTATATTGGACATCTTTTGCCTGTTTGGTAATATCAATAATTAATTTATTTTTTGGATTTGGTATACTAATCGGCGCTCCAATTATTGAGTGAAATATCATTATGAATAAACCTCAATGGCCAACACTACAAGATAGACTAAATAATCCATTAAAAGATGAACTTACTGCTTTACAACAACTAAAACAAGTGTTACCATTGTCCAAACAAGCACAAGAGTTATATGATAAACTATCTAAAGAATCTATTCAAGAAACCAGAAACAACGCCGGTAGAACAACCGAAAAATAACTATTATTTAGCTAAATATAGAGCCAATGTATCTTTACATATTACCTACAATCAACTAGATACTGATGGTTATCACGAATACAGACAATATGAAAATATTGAAAGTGACGATAATGTAGTTTTTCTTGAACAAAAAAATAAATCAATTAAAGTATATCAAGAGGTAATTTCAAATATTAATGAACAACTAAAAGACAATTCAAGTGAATATATTATGGTGCAAAAAGTATTTCTTTTCAAAAAGTCTGACTTTGTTAATGCAAAAATTATAATCAAAGATAATGACCTATATGAATCTACCAACTAAACAACCAGATGTAATTGACCTAACCAAGTCAATCAGAGAAACACACTATCAACTACAATTAGACTACCAAGCTCTAATGCTGAAAGCCACTACTCTACAAGCAGAAAATGTAGAGCTAAAAGCTAAACTAGATGACCTACACAAATGGATAAATCAAGGCGGTGGTAAAAAAACTAACACTTGACTTTCATAAAAACCCGTGGTAAAGTAAGACTATGAAAGTGGTTATCAACTCAAGCTATGGAGCTTTTAGATTAAGTGATGAAGCTCATGCTTTATACGCTAAATTTAAAGGTTATAATCTAATTAAAGATGGAAATGATGTTTATAGGGATTTCTATAAAAATGAAGAAAGTGAAGAAAATATAATTGATGAATGGACATTCGACAGAAGTGACCCAGATCTTGTAAAAGTTGTAGAAACTCTGGGTGAAAAATCAAGTCACGGAAAACGTTGCAAACTTAAAGTAGTCGAAATACCAGATGGTATCAAATGGTATATTGACAACCGTGAACAAGGTGGGGGAGAATATATTGCGGAAGAACATAGAACTTGGAGATAAAATATATGCGCTTATACTCTAAAAAAAATAAAGAAGACCTATTTGATATCTTTGAAATTCATCTTCATCTACCCATAATCAAATTTGGAACTAAACCCGGTGACGCTTGGATAAACAACTATGCAACAAAATTTATTGATGTAAACTTCAATACCACACTAAGTTATCGAAAAGATGATGTTTGGACTTATTTTGAGTTGACATTGTTTGGATTTGGGTTTAGTGTCACTAGACAAACTGGTTATTAATTTATGAAATATCGTATCTGGAGCAAAAATGCTGAATGTTATACTCACGAACCTGAATATCCCGGTTCATCACTACATTGCACATCAAACTATTACCTAGACCCTAATGGTAATCTTGTTGACTTTGTAACATCTATTGGTACTAATCAAGACGATGCATCAAAATGTGATGTAGACCAAGAAGCTTATAAAATTGAACTGTGTACCGGCTTTAAAGCCACAAACGGTGAATATCTATATGAGGGTGATATCGTTGAACTACCTCTAGGTATCAAAACTACCATTGGTAGAGTCGTATATGAACACTTTGGCTTTATGGTATATGAACGAACCGGTGGTGTTCTACAATTTGTTCAACGTGAATACAAGTATCTAGGCAATTATAACAAAAATAAAGAAATACTAACTGCTCCCGTCAAAATTGATAATAGTAAAGGACACTAATATATGAAATGTATCAAACGAGGCACTCCTCCAGAACAAAGAGTGTGGGTTGGTGATTGTTATAATTGCAGTTCCAAATTTGAAGCACTTGAAGGTGAATTGGTTAATATTGTAAGTGACCCAAACGATCATACCAGAATGTCAAAAGCCAAATGTGAAGTGTGTAATAACGAATTTTGGTTATATCCAATTAAAGTAAAAAATGAACGATAAAGTAAAACAAGTTATTGTGTTTCGTAAGGATATAAAATTGAGCAAAGGACAAATGGTTGTTCAAGGTGCTCACGCAAGTATTGCTTTCTTAACCAATCTAGTCAGAGCATATCCCGACGATATTATTCCATTCTATAAGTGTGAAGAACAATGGATTAACGGAACCTTCTATAAGGTTTGTTTAGCAGCAAAGGATGAAAAAGAATTGCTTGATATTGGACATCAAGCTGTTGCTATTGGACTAAAAGTTTATTATATTCAAGAAAATGACTTGTTTGATGAACCTACTATCACTTGTATATCTATTGGACCTAATTATAGTTCCATTATAGATCCAGTCACTAAACATCTAAAACTACTATGAGACAATTCATTTACAGAATCTTTAACATCAAAGAAAACAAGTACACTATGACTGGTTCTCTTTATGGTTGTGAAGGTACTGCACATCTAGCACAATGCTTTAATCGCAATGAAACCATCATTGAAGAATATACTGGACTAAATGATATCAAAGGCACTAGAATCTTCGAAGGTGATATCGTCAGACAAAAGTTTGGGCGTAAAAACCATTATAGTAATGTAATCTGGGATAGTTATGGGTGGTATTTAGATGAATTTCCTCTAGCAATGTTTGATGAAGATCTACTTGTTGTGGGTAATATTCATCAAACATTAAAGAAAACAAAGAAATAATATGAAATACAGAGCTTGGGACGAAAAATACAATTGTTGGGATGAATCTCCAATTACTTGTTATCCATATGAAGAATTTAAGAAACAAGGTAGAACTATTCAATGGTTTACCGGCTTAAAAGATAAAAATGGTAAAGAAATTTACCAAGGGGATATTATTTATAATAAAGCAACTTACGATAAGTATGATGTAAGATATGCTGCTGAAGTTGTATCAAAAGACTTTGGATGGGCTATTACTGAAAATGGTAAAGAAAGCATTCCATTTTGTAATTTACTTTCAGAAAATTTAGAAGTGATTGGTAATATCTTTCAATTGCCATGCAAACCAGACCACAATGGAGAATGTATCCATTGCGATTGCTGGATGACCGATTGCCAGTTCCGAAAAAATCGTAACTAGTCTGTAACAAGTGTATGAATATTTATAAATAATGAAAGTACGCACATTATTTATAAGTGATTGTCATATAGGTAGTGATTTTTGTAACCACGAAAAATTATTGAAACTATTAAGTGAAGTTGAATGTGAATATTTGTATATTGTAGGTGATTTTATTGATGGTTGGTTATTGAGTAGAAAGTTTAAGTGGCATAGCAATTATAACACAATATTGCAAAAAATATTGCGTATGAGTCGTAAAGGAACCAAAGTATATTATATTTGGGGTAACCACGATGACTTTATCGAACCATTCAATGACATATACTTTGGCGATAATATACAAGTTGTAAGAGAAATCACTCATACCACATTAAAAAACGAAAGAATATTAATTATTCACGGAGATCAATTTGATGGATTAGTAACCAAAAATAAGTGGATACAACATATTGGTTCAGTAATATACGATTATAGTTTGTCGGTAAATAAACTATTTAGAATATTCAAATTTAGCTTCAGTAACTTTCTCAAACAAAAAGCAAAAGAAGCAGTTAAGTACATAGGCAATTATGAAGCTACCGTTGTACACTATTGTAAAAATAGTGGACACGATAGTATTTTATGCGGTCATATACACAAACCAGAATGTACCATTATTGATGGTATAAACTATTACAATTGTGGTAGTTTTATTGTTGGAGAAAATACATCGTATATAATTGAGACATTAGAAGGTGACATAAAACTAATCAAATTATGAAGATATTATTCGGAGTTCAAACTGAAGGTAATGGACACATTACACAAGCTATAGCAACCAAACAATATCTACAATCGCAAGGCATTGAGGTAACAACTGCTTTTGCAGCTAAAAAGAAACGGGGGTTATCTAAATATTTTACAGACGAATTTAACGTAGTAGACTATGATGGATTTGATTTTGTATTTGATAGTGTAGGTAGAGTTGTTATCTGGAAAACCATATTGAACAACACATTTGAATTACCACGCTTAATTGTATCATTCATTAAAATCTGTAGCATCATCCAAAAAGAAAAACCAGATGCTATATTCAACTATTATGAACCACTGGTAGGTCTAACCGCATTATTCTTTAAAAACATAAAGTATGTAAGCTTTGGACATCAATACGCAATGGATTCTATTATATATCCACGAATCAATGGATATCCTGTACAAAAGTTATTTTTAAATATCATAAACAAAATCACTAGTATCAGATCCAAAATCGTAGCATTAAGTTATTATGAATTTAATGATGATGTTATGATTGCAAGTCCTCCAATATTAAGAAGTGAAAGTTATAGTGTATCACACAAACAAGAAGACTTTGTGTTGGTATATCTAATGAATGAAGATATGTTACCGCAATTGATTAATCAAGCAAAAAAATATCCAGATATCAATATTCATTGTTTTACCAAATTAACCAAACAATATGATGAACTACCAAATTTAAAATTATTTAATCTTGATGGTAAACTATTTCAAGAAAAGATGAAGGTATGTAAGGCAGTAGTATGTAGTGGTGGATTTGAAACAAGTGCTGAAGCTATATATCAAAACAAACCATTGTTGATGATACCAATGCCTAATCATTATGAACAACACGCCAATTGTAATGATGCTTATTTAAGTTCATATGCAATTTATAGTGAATCAATTGACTTGAGTAAGATACCAAAATATCAGTTGGGTAATAAAAAATGGTTTGATACCTATCAATATGTTTTGCAACGTGTTCTTTATTATATACGTTGACATTGTATTCGATATATGTTATCTTTGAGTTATTATGAATAAAGTATTATTAATTGTTGGACTATTAGTATTAACCGCAACAAATGCAAATGCAAGTATCTTTGCCAAGAAAAAGTCTGGTAGAACTTGTATTGTATGTAAACAACAAATGGCTTGGTCAGACGGTCATTTAGTTCAATTCAAAAACCAACTAGACGCAGATGGTAAACACAAAGTGGTCATCGTTAAAACAGATAATTGTGTAAAAGAGTTGTATGCTAATCAAGATCTATATCTAAAAAAGAAACCATCCATTTGGTCTTTCAAAGACAACAAACACGGAGTTAGTATCAAAGAACTATTTAAGAAATAAAATATTGATTTAGTATCCATACTATGATATAGTATATTATATGGAAAAACTAAATCGTAAAGGGTTTTTCTCCACCCTATTTGGAGGAATCGCAGGTGTTGTTGCTGGTTCAACTGTTAAAGCATCAGAACCAGCTTCTTCGTCTGAAAAAGTATTAACTTGTGAAAAACTTGTATTTACTCGTAGTGATGGTGCTACTTGTGTAATGCAATTCAGAGATAGTGATAACTTTGAAATCCTAGTTAATAATAGTGAGAATATTTCAATCAATATTTGTTCGCCACTAAATAAACCAGCTGTAGTTAAAGCAGAAACAAATTCATTTGGATATTATGGTGTAGAATCACGATTGACCATTGCTTCAAATGGCAATATTGGATTGGGCACTTATACTCCTACAGCGAAATTAGATATACGATGTGATAGTTAAGAATCATTGTTGCTATATAGTTATTTGTGGGGACAACACCCTCTATTGTGGTTACTCTAATAATGTTGAAAAACGAGTTAGTGATCATTCTAGAGGGTGTGGTGCTAAATATACTAAGACACGATTACCAGTTAGATTAGTATATACCGAATGTTTTAATAGTAAAAGTGAAGCAATGAAGAGGGAGTATCAAATCAAACAATTGACCCGTCAACAAAAATTAAAACTAATTCGTGAAAAACAATAAAGCATTTACACTAATAGAGTTAGTATTAGCCATAACCATATTGCTTGGTATTATTGGTGCAATTGTTATCAACTATGATAGTCTAGTTGGTAACAATAGATATTTTGAAGCTAGAGAAAACTTAAAGACACTATTGATTAATCTCAAACATCAAGCAGCATTTCAACAACGTGAGTTTGAACTTACGTTTGATGAAAACTATAATATGTATAGTTCATTTGATGATGTTTATTTGATGGATGCTGTTACAAATGACTTGAAGATACTTGAATCAAGTTCTACCAAAATTGTGTTTTTTCTTGACGGAAGCGTACAAGAGAGTTATATTGTTACTAGTAACTTGGAGGGAACCATCACCAACAAATTTATTATTAATGTTATTGGTGGGGTAAATTACGAGGGTACTACAAATATTGTTTTAGAAAAAAATGAATCTAATTTACAAACAGATCAACAACCAGAAGTTCCACGTACTGACTCCGAATAATCATTTAGTTGGTGAACTTATTATGGATGTTGATGGTTATTATTATTTCTGGCCAAGTAATGATGGTTGCTGGCCGTCACATATAATGCGTTCTATTGCTAATAAGTTAGATGACATCAACAAGCCTTGGAATGATGAAGTTACTGAATATTTTGAGAAGGAAAAGATCATACTATGACCAAAGTTTATTTGCCTGTGATTTGTTATAATCATACTGTACTATCACACTTTATGTTTAGTGTGATGAAGTTGATATTTGAGGGACAACGTAGGGGTATATCATTTAGTTTGGATTGTATATACTTTGAAAGTTTGATTGCTAGAGCTAGAAATGCTGCAGCTGCTAATTTTCTAAATCAACCGGATTGTGATTATATGATGTTCATTGATAGTGATATATCATTTGAACCCGAGAGTTTCTTTTCATTGTTAAAGGCTGATAAAGATGTTATTTCAGGTTTATATCCCAAGAAGTATATTAATTCGTCTAAAGTAAAGTTGTTAGCAAAACAAGGACCAGAAATGATCGGTGATAATTACGAAGAACTATGTACCGACTTTGCTACAGAAATTAAACTCAATCCCGAAATGAAAAACATTGAAGAAGTAAATTATGCTGCTACTGGATTCATGTTATTCAAGAAACGTGTCTTCAATCAAATTTCTAGAGAAATGCCTAATATAGCATATAAGAATGACATTGATGGGTATATGGGATATGGGGATAAGTTCTATGATTTCTTTCCATGTAAAATAAATGAAAAGACAAAGAAATATGAAAGTGAAGATTATGGCTTTTGTAATCTTTATAGAAGTATCGGTGGTAAGATATATGTAGATACCACTTGTAACTTGACTCACTATGGTTGGAAAGGTTATAAAGGTAACTTGTTTGTACAAAACAATTTGTTTTTTAAATCATGAGATTAATAATTTGTTTACCCGGCAATAATTTCTCTGGTCAGTGGTTAGATAGTTTTATACCATTTTATAATTGGTGTATTCATAACAAAATAACTCCTATACTTTCTCGTAGAGAATCGTGTAACATCTATTATGTACGTAATATGTGTTTGGGTGGTGATTCTAATGCTGGAGAAAATCAAAAGCCATGGCAAGGTAGAATCGAATATGATTATATACTTTGGATTGATAGTGACAATATGTTCAAAGTGGATGACTTCATTAAGCTATTCAATATAAAGAAAGATATTGCATCTGGTTTATATCTAATGCAAGATGGTACGCACTATGCTACTGTAAAAGATTGGAACGAAGATCATTTTAAGAAGTATGGTAGTTTTGAATTTTTAACTTTCGATAAATTAAAACAATTCAAAGATCCATTTACAGTAGACTACACTGGATTTGGCTTTATACTTATAAAACGGGGTGTATTTGAAAAATTGAAATATCCATGGTTTAGACCAATTTGGAAACAATTTGGCAATGTTACGGAGTTTACAATGGAAGACGTAAGCTTTTGTCATTTGGTAAAAGAATGTGGTATTGATGTTTGGGTACATCCTGAAGTTGTGGTAAAACACGAAAAGAAAATATTGTTATGATTATTATATTAACAGGTCAACCAAATAGTGGTAAAACCACATTGGCGTTAACATTAGAAACACTTTTAACAAAAACAAATCGTACAGCTGTAACTATTGATGGGGATACGTTACGTAGTATTAGTAACAATAAAGACTATAGTATTAGTGGCAGAAAAAGTAATGTGAGATTAGCTATAGAAATGGCAAAAACTAGCAACAAATTATATAATTACACAATAATGTCGTTAGTATCTCCGTTCAGAAATTTAAGAGACTCATTAAAAAATGATTCTACACATATTGTAAAAGAAGTATATCTACATAGTAACAGATTAAGGGAGGGTAAGATGGTGGATTATTATGAACCGCCATTAAATAACTATCTTGATATTGACACCGATAAAAATTCTATTGAACAATCAATCAAACTAATTTTAAATTATATACAATGAAAGCAATACTTGCAATGGCACAAAATAGGGTTATAGGCAAAAATGGTGGATTACCCTGGCCATCTATAAAAGAGGATTTTAAGCACTTTAAAGAATTTACCGTTGGTAATACTATTGTGGTAGGTAAAAATACATTTGATACACTACCACTTCTAAAAAATAGAGAATGTCTTGTACTAGTCAAAGAAGACAAAATAATGGCTGCAAATCCAAATCAATATCTGGTAAACAATAACTCTATGACTGGTCAACTGATTACAATGACAGATTTTGAATCATATAGTCAATTTAGAAAAGACTATTTGATTGTTGCTGGTGGTGCTAAAACTTATATTAAGTTGTTACCATACATTAAGGAGTTCTATGTTACGCATATAAATGGTAATTATGATGGTGATACATTTATGCCTGAGTTTGAACATACGTTTACACATAAAGAAGTTGTAAAAGAATTTGACCTACACAAAGTTATAATGTATACTAAATAATATGAACAAAGTAGACACAGAATATTTCAGAATTGTCAATGATATTTTGACAAACGGAAAACTTAAAAAGAACAGAACTGGGGTAGATACCATTGGCATTTTTGGTGCTCAAGCCAAATACAATGTGGATCTAAATGCATTTCCTCTATTAACCACAAAGAAAGTTCATTGGCCAGCTATTGTTCACGAATTGCTGTGGTTCATTAGTGGTGATACAAATATCAAGTATCTGGTTGACAATAACGTTAGAATCTGGAATGAGTGGGCATATAAACGCTATATTGATTTTTGCAAATCTCATCCTGAAGAAACCTATGAAGCAAATCCGTATGGCGATTTGGGTGGGAATCGGTGGCGGTCTTCTTGGACTCAAGAGCGTTTCATTCAAGAAATTAAAGATGACCCAAATTTTGCACTTTTATGGGGTGAATTAGGTGAAGGAACGTATGGCGGAATGTGGAGAAATTTTCCGTTTTATACCACCGTGAATGATAATGATGCAAGCACTTGTCCCAAAGGTACTGTGAGTGGAACAAAAGGTGATTATGCCGAATCGTGGTTTTTTGGTAGAATAGATCAACTACAAAAAGTAATTGACAAGCTAAAAACCAATCCAGATGATCGTCGTATGATCGTATCAGCATGGCATCCACATTGGGTAGATCATTGCGCCTTACCGCCCTGTCATTGTTTTCTAATTTTTAATACAGAAGAATTGACACTGGAAGAACGATTTGATTTATACAGAAAATCAGGAGGAAATAAAGGATGGGTATCTGTGCCTGAAATGAATGAAAAAGTATTAAATGACGCTAATATTCCAACCCGTCGTTTGAATTTAATGATGACAATCAGATCAAATGATATTTTTCTTGGGAAGCCATTTAATATAGCATCATATGCACTGATGGTAGCAATGATGTCGCATGTAAGCAATATGGCTACTGGTACATTGACATACTCAATCGGTGACGCACATTTGTATACGAACCATTTGGATCAAATTAAACTACAAATGTCAAGAGAACCAATGAAGTTACCAAAATTGTGGTTGAATCCTGAAATAAAATCATTATTTGATTTTAAATATGATGATATTAAGTTAATAGATTATCAATCACACCCAACAATTAAAGCGGATGTTGCGGTGTAATATATGATGAATTTGACAATTTACCAGATTTTAATTTTCTTCTCAATATTGATGATGGTATATTTAATACTTCAGACGCTTCTTTTATAGTGGTATATTTTATACCATCAATAATAAAAGGTTGTGATGCGTATTTTCTAATACTTCTGGTTGGTATTAAATTTACATCTTTATATTTATAATTATCAAATTCTATGTTTTTAGAATTTAACCTATTATATATCGTTTTAGGGGGTATATTTAATTTTTTACTAGCATCACCAATTGATTTATACAAAATGTTATCTATGTAAAATTCAATATTTTGGTTGCCATTATACTTTCCTAAAAATGCTGCACGTAATTTTTCTCTATGTTCTTTTCCAAATTCTTTATGAATTTGTCCACCATAATCACAATTATATCCGTTATCAACGGAGTTGTGATATTTAATCCAATATTGTTCTTTTTTATCTAAAATTTCTTTGTTACATTCTTCTATTATTTCTTTTTTAAAATTTTCGTATCCGTATTTTTTAATTGCAACATATAACTTGCAATGTTTATGTTTATTAGCTCTTTTGTGATCACGAAATCTTTGATATATATTTTTACTTTGACCAATATAACATTTTCCGGACGGTGATGTGAGTTTATAAATTCCAGATATTATTTTCATATATAATAAATATTAATCATTTTTAAAAAATGAAATAAAATGTGACACGGTGTGAAAAATAAATCTTGTGTTTTATCACTAACGATAGTATTATTACTATATGAAGAAGCTTACAAAAAAAGAACGTGAAGAAATCAAGATGAAGTTGGCTTACTTTGATAAAATTGTCAAAGATACCCGTGAGCTAATTAAACAAGGTTATACAATGCCAAACTTAAGTGGTTTGATGATGCACAAACAATGAAATACAAATATTCAATAAAAATACATAATGTAATTGATTATTCAGAACTTGAGAATGTAATGAATGATTATGGTTCAAACGGATATCGTGTAGTCAAAGCAGAATTTATTGGTGATTTGTTTGAAAGTGGTAGACCGATGAAAAAGTTCGTGGTATACTTGGAAAAGAAGATTAATAAATGAAAACAAATTACTACGTTATTATTTTAGATCAAAACAACAATCTATGTGTTGATTCATTAGGCGAATGTCTCAGTGAAGACGCATCATTAGCTGAAGCAAATAAGTATCGTAAGAAACATAAAGCAGATGTAATTTGGACTTGTACAGAAAGTGCATTAAAAACACTAAAAGAATCACTTAAAAAATATGATAACCAACTATAATTTATTTCTCGATGACAACCGCATTCCAACGAATGTCACTTGGGTTAATATTCCAAAAGATCAACATTACTCTGTGGTAAGAAATTATCAAGAGTTTGTTAATATAATTACACTGCGTGGTCTTCCTAAGTTTGTAACTTATGATCACGATTTATCAGACTGCCACTATGGTCATGGGTTGAGTGGTGATGATATTCCATATGATTCATACAATGAAAAGACTGGATATGATTGTGCAAAATGGCTTGTGGAATATTGTATGAACAAGGGTGTTAAACATCCGCCTTATATGGTACACTCTATGAATCCCGTAGGAAAACTCAACATAGAATCTTATATAGAGTCCTATAATAAATCTGTATGAAGAGCGCTGATAATGTAGTTGAATTAACTGAATCAGATATCAAAAAGTATACCAAGTTAAAAGAGGGTATCAAGATTGAAGTTGCTGATTTAGTTCATATATATGATAACTTTTATGCTAAACTAAGTAAAGGTAGTATTGTTTGCAAAGAAGTTGTTAATAAACATAGTACGATATTGAGAAAAAAATGATTAAGTTATTATTTGCATTGTCAATACTAGTATTTGTTTATATTATTGGTTGGCATCAAATTTATGGACAATTTATTAATGTATTTTATAAAAAATATGAAATGTGGTTGATATGGTTAAGTGTACCTAGTACGTTGTTATCAATATATGCTACGAAATTACTAGCAGAATATTTTAATGGAAAAATGTGGCCAAATAGAATTTTTACATTTAGCATTGGTATAGTTATGTTTACAATATTGACACATATTTATTTCAATGAAAAGATAAGTGTTAAAACATTAACACTAATTGCATTGAGTGCATTAATAGTTATATTACAAGTTTTGTGGAAATAAATTATGAATAATAAAATTGAAAAATTACCCAATGGTGACTTTAAAGTAATGTCTGAAATGGAAGAATGTATTGTTTGTGGAGTCGAAACAAATGAACCCAAAGACAAACATATCGACTATCGTTACAACTATGTAGAAGGAGTTGGTCAACTTTGCAGTAAATGTGCTGAAAAATATGAGTGAATTAACCAAACCCAATGCTTTTGTATTCAAAGCATTCATTGATAACGAATACAAACTATGTGTGTGTCCACGTATTAATAATAAGTGGAGCGAAGCAGACATTGTTTACATCCAAGATTACGATGGAGCATTTGATGATGTGCTTCATGAAAAATATTTCAGTGTTTTATTTGTAGGATACGAAAAAACCGACGACACAAACGGAAAATTTACTTTGAAAAACGTAAATGCACAATATATCAAAAGTGATAAAGCAATTGCTTCAGATATGTATGCGAACAATTCATTTTTTAGTACAATAGAGAAAGGATATCAACATTTTTATGAGCAATCAATCACATCAGAACGGGAAGGGATCGTCTCCCAGACCAGTGAACAAGAAAACCTATAATTCTAATTACGATAAAATTAACTGGGGAGATAAAAAGAAGTCTAAATCTACCGAGAAGTGAAAAAAGTAATTCTTACCAAAATTGAATACGAATTTCTAATCGAATGTTTAGAAAAACTAGAGAAACACACAGATGACTCTCCAGTAGATTCAAAATGGTTTGAAAAAATGGACACTACTCGTAGACTCTATGAATTGGAACTGGATCACTTTAATATAAAAAAGTATGGTGATCCATCTACCAAATATCAAATGGTCAAATGGCTACTAACAAAAGTTAAGACCAAATCACTTGACTTTTAAAAATAATCGTGTTATACTCTCAGTATGCTAAAGTTTAGTTCCAATAAACAAAAGATTGTAATTGCTGCTGATCCACATAATCATTACACAAAGTTGGATACCATCTTTACCAAAGAAGATGGCGATATCAACATTTGTTTGGGTGATTGGTTTGATAGTTTCAATTTGGATGATGTTACTGACTATGTTGCTACAGCCAAATATCTAAGAGATGTATTTCTTCCTAACCCAAAGAACTATACTCTATTTGGTAATCACGATATACACTATCTGTTTAATGCTTCTACATCTTGGTGTAGTGGTTATGAACAATGGAAGTATGATGCAATTGATAACGTTATTGGCAAGGTCAGAGGTGATATACAAGATAAGTTTCACTGGTCGATTGTTGTAGATGATATTCTATTAACCCACGCTGGATTGGATAAACGTTTGTTACCTCCAATTTGTGCCACAAATGAAGTTATCTTCAAGTATCTGGATCAAAGTGATAATGATGCTAGAACCAAACTAAAGATCAATGAACCACATTGGTTTTATGGCGCTGGATATGCAAGGGGTGGTAGAAACAAATGTGGTGGTATTGTTTGGTGTGATTTTAACGAAGAGTTTCAACCCATTGAAGAGTTGAGACAAATTGTGGGTCATACAAATCAATGGCGAACTGGTAAAGCCGCACAATATCATAGAGAAGGATTTGCTAATATCGTTGATGCAAACAACATTTGTATTGATTGTAATCTTAGTCAGTATATTACCATACTAAATGGTAAGATTGAACTGAAGAACTATAGCGATCTGTAACCTAATGTTACAATATAATGGGGGATGTTACGTAACAGTGACATCCCTTGTTTTATTTAAAATGTATGATATTTTTATAGTATATGGACAACCTTCAAATTACTTGCAATTATTGTGATATGCCAGCTAAATTAAAGCGGGATAAGATTTATATGCAGTGTCATTGTTGTGATGACCGTCGCATTATTGATATACGTGAATATCTTTTAGAAGATAAACATCACGATTATTTATATTCTATGTTTAGTGATAATTTTGTGTATAATGATGATAAAGCTTAATAGTTATATTTAACAAAAGGTATAACACTATGTCAGGTCTTTATTTAGGAATCAAAACACAAAATCCAGTTGTAGGTCTTACCAGCAACAATCCAGGTACCGCAAATGCTATGTTAGCTGCTCAACAAATGGATCAAGCTCAACAACAAGCCCAACAACCACAACAAGCTAGATGGTCTAACCAAGCACCAACAGTTGTACACGAAATGCCTTGGCACAAAGCACATCCTGGTTTGAAAAACGTTAAATAATTTCATTTGTTTGTTTATTCATCATACCCCACAGTAAAATGTGGGGTTTTTTGTTTGACACATATACACTCTGTGATATAGTTGTAATATGGATCTCAAAAAAATCAACGAACGATTAGAAGATTCTGAAAACACACCTCTTTCAGAAGAAAAATGGTATAGAACCAATAAATTTGGTGACTGGTTGTTTGATACAGTACCATATGGTTGGCGTGTATATTACAAATGTCATGACATTAAACGATGGTTTATTAGTACATATCAACGTATGCGTTATGGTGTAAGTAATGAAGAATGTTGGAGTTTGGATGGTACATTCAGTAAGTTTATTCTACCCAGACTAAAACACTTCAAGAAAATGAAACGGTATGGTTATCATCCAGATTTCACACCAGAAGAATGGGAAAATGTACTTGATGAACTTATTTGGACATTTGAATATCTAAATGATGACGAACGATTCAATCCATTTCCACATTATCTTGGAGATACAGAATGGCTTCTAAATAAAGGAAAAACTCCAGAACAAAAACAATCTTTTGATGAGTGGATGAAAAAACACAATGAATTACAAGAACGCAAACAAAAAGGTCTAGAACTATTTGCAAAATACTATTGTCACTTATGGGATTAAATTATACACCACCAGATTGGAACGAATGGTTTTTACAAGGAGTCTATTGGGTTGCAAGTAAATCCAAAGATCCCAAGACAAAGATTGGTGCTCTCATTGTAAAAGACAAACGAATCATATCTACTGGCTTCAATGGCATTCCTATTGGGGTAGCAGACAAAAATGAAATTCGTAACGAACGACCAGAAAAGTACAAATGGTACGAACACGGTGAACGCAATGCGATTTACGCAGCTGCTAGGTACGGTATAAACACCGATGGCGCAATTCTTTATACCAATGCTTTGCCTTGTGCAGACTGTGCTAGGGGAATCATCCAAAGTGGCATCAAAGATGTTTATATACACCGGCAATTTAATGATTTGTGTAATGAGGCACAACGTGAACAATGGAAGGGACACGATAATGCTACATTTACTATGTTTAGTGAAGCTGATGTGAAAATCTTTGCGATTGACCGAGTTTTGGGATGTAAAGCATATTTTGACGGAAAAGTGTTTGACATTTAAAAAAAGTTGGGGTAAAGTTGTTATATGATCAATAATAATGAGTTGTTCGCCAAAGTTCTTGCTGAAAATCCTCTTCCTTATCATTTTGGTGACAAGGTAAACACTAACCGTGGTATTGGATTTATTAGTGGTTATAACTTCAAGGATAGGGAAAAGACTTGGAAGTTCACTATTCGTCCATTTGGATTGCCTAATTATTATATTGATGTTGAAACTGTATATGGAAAGGTAGAATAATATGGACTTTGAAAGTAATGAAGATATCTTACGAGATTTAATGGATAACATTAGAAATTTACACGAAGAAAACTCTAGATTAATGCAAGAAGTTGAACAACTGAAAGAAGAAAATAAAGAACTTAATCGTAAGTTAAAGAGCATTCAATCAATATTTCTATGAAATTATTTTTAGCGTTTATTGTTAATTTGATATTGTCATTGGGTACAAGTATATTGTTGTATCATCTATTTAAGGTAGATGTATCACCCGTTACAATTTCACTTGCAACAATAACAATTTATATGTTTTTACCGCAACGATTTCACGATTGGATTGCCAAATGAATATTCACGTTCCAGAAGAAATTAAGAAAAAATATCCCCACATGGAATTTAGGGGTAAACAACGTACATTAAATGACAGAACTGTAATGGAAGCGTATAATCATGCTACTAATCAAAACTTTTTTTATAGTTTTGAAGAAGACTTCTTTTGGTTTCCAAGTCAAATTCCAGACTACAAACTGCCAAAAATATGAATATATTACCATGTAATCCGTGTCCTCACAACTCTGTATGTTGTAAGTGGGGAACTTTCTTATCAAAAGAAGAAGGTGAGGGTCTGTTAAATGAGTTTGGGGATAATTTTATTTTCTTTGATAATGATAAAAAAGAATATAGAACCCAAACTTGGAATGGAAGATGTATATTTTGGAATAATGGATGTAAAATACATTCTCATAAATTTTACCCATCAGTTTGTCATAAATTTCCATTTAAAGATGGTAGAGATGATTCTTTACCAAGAGCGTATGATGCAACTTTGTGTCCAGAAATTTCTTGACTTGTTATAAACTGTGTGGTAATCTTATAAAGTTATGAGTGAACAAACCTATATGAAGCTACAAGACAAGGTTAAGCGTCCTAAATTTTCAAGGGAAAATATTAACCGTGAAAACAAACACTTTAATCGTGTTGTTGATCAATATATAAATTGGTGTACCTCTGGTGGCGGTTATGAAGAAACACAGGAAACCTATGAACAAGACATTATTGATTGTTTGTTTGAATCTGATACTGATGGATTTACACTTGCTCAATATTTGAGTGAATATAAGTATATTGAACCAGATAGTGAATTGGTATATATTCTGGATGGTGTTAGTACTATCAAGGATAGTTTGACCAAAGAAATTATTGGACAATGGACCAAAGAGAATTTTCTAGAGATTCCTAGTGATGTAATTGGCAAAAAGGTAAATGCCAAACAAGGTTATAAGAAGTATGAAAATCACTATATTACCGGCATTAAACCAGAAACTTATGAAGTAACTGTGAATGATGATATTAATAAAAAGGGTGGTTGGGTAATCAGATACGAAGATATAACTCTACTTTGATATGGAACAACTATTGGTACATTTAGTAGCAGATTATTATTTCCAAAGCGATTGGATGGCTTTGAATAAAAACAAGCGATCTATTCCTTGTTTGGTTCACTGTTTGTTATATACTGTACCATTTTTGTTGCTTACTCAAAATATACTAGCACTATTTCTAATATTTGCCACTCACTTTATTCAAGATAGATGGTGTATTATCAAATACTTTGTTTGGTATAAAAATCGAATTGGACCAGATTGGTCATATCCATCATATGATAAATGCAACGTTACTGGTTATTATGACGATTGGAAAAATACTGATCCAGATGCTAGACCCAAGTTTATTAGCACTTGGCTATACATTATAAGTGATAATACCTATCATCTAATTTGCAATTATTTCATTTTGAAATATTTGGCTTGACTTATTCTAAACTGTGTAGTAATGTAGTTGTATGAAAGACACTAGTGTCATACCCAAAGGAGATTATTGTTACACTTGGAAAGAGGTTCCTAGTGAAAGTAACAACTATCGTGGCACAGTAAATCGGTGTCCATACTATGATGTAAAAAATGTCAATGGTGTGGAATTTCCTTGGTGTAATTATCTGGAATTGGGTGGAACTCCCGGTGACGGAAATTGGGCTGGTTGGAAAGATGATATCAAAGCAGACGAAATACTTACAGAACACTTTGGAAGCAAAGAAAAAATGGAAGAAAAACTGTCTTTGTTTCTACTATTTGATAGTTGCAAAGAATGTGGTGAAAATGTTGAAGATGAACCTTGACTTTCTTTAAAATCTGTTGTAAGATAAATCTATGAAAATTGACATAGATAAGGTTGACCGCACTCAATTTATGGTGCACCATTTCCACGCTTTCGGTGAAATTGTCCATTTGATTCAACCCCAAAATATTGGCACTAAGTGGACGCAAGACAACAAGCACATGCGTAGTGTGGTTGTGAATTATGAGGGTGAAGTTATTAGTGCATCATTTCCGAAGTTTACTAACTATGGGGAGAATCCTGAACACTTTCCTGTTCCTGCTTCATTGAAGCATTGCACTGTTGTTGAAAAGTTGGACGGTAGCACTTTGATTGTTAGCAAGTATAAGGGTCAATATATTCTACGAACCCGTGGAACTGTTGATGCTTCTACTATGGCTAATGGTTTTGAGTTAGAATTGTTCAAGTCAACTATTCTAAGTAAGTTACAGGATAACAATGATACTTGGGGTTATTCTATCATTTGGGAATGGCTGTCTCCAATCAATAAAATTGTGTTATCGTATGGCGATGAACCTATGTGGAAGTTGATTGGTTTTATTAATCATATCAACTATTCACTTGCACAACAAGATATGTTGGATGCTATGGCTAAGAAGTATGATTTACTTCGTCCGGAAATCTATACTTTTACTGATATAACTGATATGTTACAGATTGTAGATAAGTGGCAAGATAAAGAAGGCGTATGCTTATATAGTAAGAATGATCAGACTATTCATAAGATTAAAGCATCTAAATATCTCCTGTTACATCATCTAAAGTCTGAACTTAGTTCACTGGAAAAAATTATGGATGTGTGGTTGGAACAGGGTATGCCTGACTACAACACTTTTTATAACTATATCTTTACCACCTTTGATTTCGAGTTAGCAGAACAAATTAAAGGTACTATTAGCCGTATTGCGGATGGTAAGAAGGAAGTAAACAAGATTGTGGATGGTATGAATAGTTTTGTGAATAACAGACTTCGTTCATTGCCTACCAGAAAAGAACAAGCACAACTGGTTATTTCATCTTATGGTGAAACAAACAGAGCTGCTTTTGTATTTAAACTCTTGGATAATCGTCCATTAGGTAAGGAAGAATATAAGAAGTTGATGTTCCAAGTCTTAAAGAACTAATAGTAGAACCCATCATTAATTTGATGGGTTTTATTTTTTTGTATATATTTATTGTATATGAGCAATTTACTTAACGAAACATTTAAAAAACATTTGGGTCTTCTAAATAAAAAACTTCAGTTGAATGAAGGATTATTTGAGCCTGACGACGACACTATAGATGCTAAACTAGCCTTTTGGTTAGATCAAAATAGTAGTGGTTATACCTCTTCATTTGAAGTTGATACCGTTTTGAATGATTTAGATATTGAAAAAGGTACGGATGCATTTAATGAATTGGTGGATGCATTCAAAGAAAGTGGTTTTGAATTGAAAGGAAATGAGTTTGTAAAAATTGTTAAAAAAGGCAGTGGTGTTTCAGATGAAAAAGTAAAAAACACTGCTAATCAATATATAAAACATTTTGGTAAAGGTTCATCATCTTTGCAAATGTCCGCTAGAGATTTTGTAAGTATGAGTCAAGGAGGCGGGGATCCTGATGTTAGAAGCAACTTTCCAAATTGGAGTGACGAAAACTTTAAACAATTATTAGATATACTCTATACAGCCGGCGGATTAAAAAGACCAGTTGATGAAGTAACTAATGAAGGTAATGAACCAGATGGTTTAATGGGTGCCGTGGTAATTGATGTAATTCGAAGTGCTGGCAAAGTGGAACTACGAATAAAAGCAGCCAATTCAAACCAGTTATATGACGCTGTATTAGTTTAAAACTATATCAATTTAATAAGCAAAAACCCCACTATTAATTTAGTGGGGTTTATTTTTTTGTAGATATATTTATATCAATATGGCTAAAAATGTAAATAAGAAAAAACTATATGTAGAAGGAATTGGAGATGTAGTATCAATTGTGACATTGCTGCTTACCTTACCAGTAATATCTGCTGCATTTCTTAATATAGTAAAAAATTTAATTGCATTAATTATGCCTAAAAATTTGTTTGCTGATTCTAACAAATCGAAGACTGCAAATTTTGTAACAAAAACTATGTTACCAAAAATTCAAATTGCAATAGATAATATTGATAAATGGGCTACATCATATATTAATGGATTGGTGTTTGTATTGAAAAAAATACCAAAACTAAAAACAAAAGATGAATCTGAATTAAAACATATTGCTATTACGATATATTATACAATTACAATTGGTTTATTAATGAAAGTTGCAAAGTTGATATTGTATAAAAAAGGATTGAGTGGTGATGGAGCTGCACTTAAAAGTATACGTGATATCATTACTAATGGTTTAAAGCTTGGAAGTTATGATTTAGATTTTGATGACGTTGAAAAAGAATCTGATATTATGTTTTCCACGAAAGGATTAGCACCTATAATAAAAGAAATTGTTGACTTTTTTTTAAAACAATTACATATAACCGAAGATACTTATAATCATATGAACCAGAATATTTTAAACGAAACATTTCAAAAGCATCTTAAACTTCTACACAAGAAGTTGAATGAAAATATGTCAATAGAAGATTTGGCAACCGTTAGTGATGAAGCATTGGATAATGCTTATCATTATGGTAGAAGCACTCCGGGTAATACATTTGGATGGCAAGCCAATTTAAAATCAGCGGAATTTGCCAAAAGAGTAATTGACGCGGGTGTAACTGACATAGAAAAGATTTCGGATGCAATTCATAGTGGTTGGAATGAAACTGCTAAAAAGTTTGTGGCAAACCCAGACCAATTCAGTGATACTCAAAAGTTGAGAGATAATGGTAAATTGGACGCTAAAATTGAACAAAGAAGAAAATTGTCAAATGTAAATTATTCTTCACTTCCTGAAGAAGAAAAAGAAAAAGATCGTGTTGTAGCAAGAGCATTACTCAATGCTATACAAACACCGTAATTTTTAAGTATAAATCAAAAACCCCACTACTAATTTAGTGGGGTTATTTGTTTTAGTTCTTCTTGTGTGGTTTACCTGGTCTTTCACCATCTTTTGTTGGAGGAGGACCATCGTGTTTTGGACCTCTTGGAGGTGGACCAAAACTTCTCATTAACTTACGATCAGCGTCACTAACCTTGATACGTTCTTCTTTGTCCAACTTACCATCTTTATTTGCATCATATTTAGCAACAAGTTCACTACGTTGCTTCTTTTGTTCTTCAGTCAACTTGGGACGTTCAGGACGCAAATGTGGTGGTACTGGATCTGGTCCACCTGTTTTTGGTTGTTTTGGACCTTGTTGAGCATTTAAAGACAATGCTGCGGTCAATACTAATAGATACTTTAACATATATTTACCTTTTGTTACTCTGTAACCAACCATTGATTACACTACATATATACCATAGATTGTACCCCAAATAAACATCTTTTACCTACCCTTAACAATTTTCTTGACTTTATAACAAGTTGAGTTAAGATGTACATATGAATAATACACTTTATATTGCGGTTGGATTGCCTGGAAGTGGTAAATCCACATATGCAAAAAACTTTATTAAAGACAAAGATATTGAATATCTAAGTAGTGATTCACTACGTGCTGTATATGGTAAAAGTGAAGAAGATCAAACTGTTACCCCACTTGTTTTCGGTCACATCAAAAGAAAGGTTGACGAATTTCTAAAAGATGGTAAAAATGTATTGGTTGACGCAACCAGTGTAAACCGTAAGGAACGTAGTGACTATATTAAGACTGCAAAGAAATATGGTGCAAAAGTAGTTGCTATTGTTTTCAAGATGGATCGTCAAGGATTAATTGAAAGAAACAAGAAACGAGGAGAACAAGGTGGTAGAGTTGTGCCTACAAATATTATTGATAGGATGCTATCAAAATATGAAGATCCATCCTTTAATGAAGGAATTGATGTAATGATTTATGTTTGAAAGACCTCTAAAACTAACACATAATGATAGTCACAAGGTATTCTTTACCAGTGATACTCATTTCCGGCATAACCAAAGTTTCATATTTGAAGCTAGAGGTTATAAAGATCGTTATGAACACGATGATGCTTTGATTGCAAAGATTAATGAAGTAGTGCGTCCAGAAGATACACTAATTCATCTGGGTGATTTTTGTCTAAACATTACCCCTCCAGAGTTCAATGAAATTCTAGCACGAATCAATTGTCAAAATATTGCTTATATTTGGGGTAATCATAACAGTTGTATTCGTAGATTGTATGAAGAAGCTATTGCAACTGAATATGGTAAAGATATTGAAGTGTATCCATATGCAGTTGGTAAGATAACTTATCTGGGTTATTACAAGGAACTAATTGTAAATGGTCATATGATTGTTATTCATCATTACCCACATCAGATTTTTAATCAGATGCAAAAGGGTGCTTGGCAGTTGAGTGGTCACAGCCACTATACCAATCCAACTACTCAACTTGATAACCCAGACAATAAAATTCTGGATGTGGGTTGGGATGGTCACGGCAAGCCGTTGTCTTTTCCAGAGATTCAGAAGATTATGATGAACAAGAATCACGTTAAGCAAGATAAACATCATTAAAAACATTTAAGAGGGACTTGACAGTTCCTCTTTTTTGTAGTATAGTCTATTTGATATGAATGAAAAATTTATGTTTAGTAATAAAAATATTGTAAAGTATTGTGCAAAGTATTTTGTTGTACTTACAGTGGGCGCTTGTTTGTTTAATCAATCCACTAATTTAATTAATCAAAAGAGTGACGTTGCAAATCTTGTTGGAACCGCACTTTTCGCTGGACTTTTTATCGGGTCGCTGATAATCTTAAAAAGTGATGTGACCAAGTTGGTCAAGAACATCAAGTCAGAAAATAAAGAAAATGAATAAGAACATTGTTAGTATTATTGCTGGTATCGTCGCCATTTCAACCTTTACTGGTTGTGACAGGGTTGAACCTGGTTATGTTGGCATCAAGGTAAATCAGTGGGGTAGTCAGAAGGGAGTCAATGACTTTCCTCTTGTGACTGGTGGTGTCTTCTATAATCCTCTTACAGAAGATATCTATAAGTTCCCCACATTTATGCAAAATGCTGTGTGGGATAGGGCAGCTGGTTCAAAGGAAAGTCCCGGTGATGATAGTGTTACATTCAATAGTATTGAGGGTGCAGTAGTTAATGCAGATATTGCACTTGCTTATACATTTGTGGCAGATAAGGTTCCACAAATCTTTGTTGAGTTCCGACAAGATCCAGACGTTATTACCCACGGATTTATGCGGAATGAAATCAATAATGCATTCAACCGAGTTGCTAGTACAATGAAAGCTAGTGATATCTTTGGTGAACGTAAGCAGTACCTTCTTGACAATGTAAAGAGCAATCTCAATGCCCATCTTGGCCCCAAGGGATTCAAGTTTGAGTTGATTAGCTTCCACGGTGGTCTTCGTGTAGATCAAAGTGTTCAGGCACGTATCAATGCAGTACTTGAAGCATCACAACGTGCTATTGAGGCTGAGACTAAGGTCAAGCAGTCAAAGGCAGAGGCAGATCAAGTGATTGAAAAGGCTCGTGGTGAGAAGGAAAGTAATATTGCTAAGGCGGAAGGTGAAGCAAGGAGTATTGCTCTAAAGGCAGAGGCTCAAGCAAAAGCTAACCTTGTGTTGGCACAGTCACTAACTCCGTCACTGGTTCAGTATGAAGCACTTCAGAGGTGGGATGGTAAGTTGCCGGTGTATAATGGTGGAGGTGTTGTTCCATTCATTAATATTGGAAGTACCAACAAGTAAAAAATAACAAGTAACATTGGTGACCCGTTGAAGAAATTCTGCGGGTTTTTTGTTGACTTTGTATAAACTCCGTGGTAACTTAGATGAGTAATGAATATCGTAGATTACATTGTACAGAATTGGGACGCTCTTCCTAAGAGCAAGTTTGATGATGATATCGTTGTCATTTTCAAGGAGATTGAGAATGAGAATTGGGGTTATGGTCATCACTCTTATGAGGGTGTTGGTGTAGACAAGGATGGTAACGTCACTTGGTGTTATAGCTCTGGTTGTAGCTGTAGTGGTGGACCTTCTACCGAGATTAAGAAGGATTTGAAGGTTTTTGTTGTTGATGGTGGTATTGATTTGAATGTAGATCCGTCTACTATCAATTTCAATTCACTTGAGGTTGAGTTTGACTCTTATTAATTTAGAAAGGATAAATATGGAACGTAAGTTAGCTAGTGTTGTAAAGATTGTTGACATTCAACCTATTGTTGGTGCTGATGCCATTGTTGTGGCTAAGGTAAAGGGGTGGAATGTAGTCGTGAAAGTTGGAGAATATAAGGTAGGTGACTTGGCTGTTTATTATGAAATTGACAGCTTCTTACCTATCCGACCTCAGTTTGAATTCTTGCGTAAGAGTAGTTTCAAGCGTATGGGAACCGCTGAAGGATTTCGTCTTAAGACCATCAAGTTGCGTGGACAATTGAGTCAAGGTCTATTGACTCCAATTCCAGATGGTATAATTGATCCAAAGGAAGGTGATGATTTGACAGAGGCTCTTGATATTGTCAAGTATGAACCTCCTATTCCTGCTCAATTGGCTGGAAAGATCAAGGGTACATTTCCTAGTTTTATTCCAAAGACGGATGAAACTCGTATTCAGAACTTTGAAAGTGACATTGGTTTTGTGCCTGTTGGAGAACGAGTGTATATCACTGAGAAGTTGGATGGTACTAGTTTCACTTGTTACTTCAATAATGGTGTATTTGGTGTTTGTGGACGTAATTGGGAGTTGACTGAAACCAATGACAATAGTCTATGGCGTATGGCTAATATGCTTGAGTTGAAGGATAAGTTGACTAAGTATGGCAAGAACATTGCGCTTCAGGGAGAATTGATTGGTTCAAATATCAATGGTAATTTGTATGGATTGAGCGACCACAAGTTGTTTTTCTTTACTGGTTATGACATTGATAAGGGTCGTCGTATGTTCTTTGATGAACTGGAGTGGTTGTTGTTTAGGTTGGAAGTGCCAATGGTACCTGTACTTGAAAAGTATGGATATGTATTACCCAATGAAAACTTGGTTGATAATATGTTGAAGTATGCTGAAGGTAAGAGTGTATTGAATATGGGTGTTGACCGTGAAGGTGTAGTTGTTCGTGGTCTTGAACGGGAGTTTAGTTTCAAGGCTATTAGCAATACTTACCTACTTGGAAGTAAGGAATAATCAAAAGGGAGGTATATAACAGTACCTCCCTTATTTTTTTATGAAAAAGTATAGTATTAAGACCAATGATCTGGGTATGTGTATGAGTGTACGTTGTGATTTTTATCAGACTTGTACCAATAATAGTGTAAATATGTTTTATAAGACTAAACACAAGTTTGAACCTGTACTTGACGAAAGTGTATGTTTGAGTTATAGTAGTGGAAAGAATACCAAAACTTATCAGGATAATTGTTATCCAAATTTATTAAAGAAGATTTATGTCAACTGATGTTAAATTCGTAGAACTGCCACAAGCTGAATGTGTGGTACCAATTAAAACAAATAAACTGTCGTTGAATGTTTTTCTAAAGCATTTGACAACTGGTAGTGTACTTGAACATTTGATTGAGATTCTACCCAAGTGTAATGAAGATGGACCTTGGATTGCTGGGGGTGCTTTACATAGAACCTATCGTAAACTACCACTGAGTGATAGTGATGTGGATGTCTTTTTTAAGAACAAAGAACAATTGGATAAGTATTTGCTTGAATTAAATAGCAATGCTTTATCAACTGGTAAGTATAGTGTCAACAGTTATATTGTATCTGAGTGGCATCATACAATGGTAATATCCTATATGGATACAGAGTGGAAGATTCAGTGTGTGAGTTTCAAGTATTTTGATACCATTGAAGATTTATTTAGGTCATTTGATATCAATTTATGTTGTATTGCTTATGATGGTAACAATGTAGTTATTGAAGAAAATGTATTGAACCAGATTCAAAATAACAATTTGAAGTTCAATCCAAAGAGCATTAATTATCCAAGTGTTACGTTGAAACGATTGGTTAAGTATATCAAGATGGGATATAATATTGAAGACTATGAACTTCGTGTATTGACCAATGCTTTTTATAAGTCTAAAAAGAAAGCTATTGATGTACTTGATCAGGATTTACTTACAAAAAAGCATACACCCATCAACAATTATAAGGCTTTAAAATAATATTATTATGAATAAACATCAGTTAAATCAAAAATTTGAAATTTGGTGGGAAATGTTAAAAACTTTTCCGCCTGTTCCAATTGATAAATGTAAAGGTCTTACATTTGAGATTGTTAACCGTAATGATAAAGAGATGTTGAAGGTTAGACGTAAAAAAACAGTTTTTGTAGATGAATTTTCCACAAAGGAAGCTGTTAAAAAACGATATTCTACGTTGATTACTGGTTATTTAGAAAATGGAAAAAAGGCAACTGTTAAAGATTTAAATAACATATCTGTGTTTAGAACTGTTTATAATCAGTTTAACGATCATATGAAAAATACACAAACTGGTTCACTCTCCGATACGCTTATTATTAGTATGATTACCCATAAAGTCTTAAAATAAGCTGTTGACATTTGAAAAAAGTGTGGTAGATTGGTTCTTGTAATGAGCACCAATTCTACCACTTTTTTTAGCGATCAAATCAAAAATGGTCTTGACAAGCTCAAGACTCAATCACATCAATCCAAAATTGACACTTTGGTTGCGTCTTTGACCAATATTGGTATCAACAGCATTCCGCAATTTGACAACGTAGACACATTTCTCAAAGAGGTGAATGATGTTAATAGTGATGCACATAAAATTGACAATGTGCTTGCGTCACCTGAAAACATCAAGCATCAGACTGGTCGTGGTGAGTTGTCTGTATTTTTGATGATTGCCAATTCAAGAAAGAGCATCATCAAGCGTGGTGAGACTGGAGATGTTACGTTGGGTGATAAGTCTTATGAATTGAAGAAAGAAAGTGGCATCATTGATTTTGCTATCAAAACCCGTGGCAATGTTACTGACAAGTACAATGAGCTTGTTACAATTCGATCTTTTTGTGATAAAATTTTGAATACCTATTTTGTTGATAGTGATATTACCAAATATTTTAATCAATATTTTCGTAAAAAGGTCACTGAATTTTCAAGCTCTGATTTTGAATTGTTTGATACCTTGTTGACTATGATCAAAACCAACGACAATTTTAAGAACAATGTGGCTGGTAATATTTTGATTGATACTGTTGGTAATTTTTCAGCTTATGAATGGCGTAAGACTGTTGCGCAGATGATTATCAACAGTTATAGTGGTGGTGTTATTGTGTATCGTAAGAGCAAAAAGGGTAATCGTAAAGTAAAGCGAGTTGAAAGCAAGTATGAGTTTTTGAGTGCAAACAATGTTATTGTGCAAAATCTTACACTTGGCAACATTCAGTTGAAGATTATTAATTAAATTCCACTACAGTTTCTTTATCTGATTTGAGTTTGGGATATTCTATAATGGGATAATTCAAACTTTTAATCAGATTTTTCTTTTCCACTTTGCTTCCCAAAGGATAAATATATCGTTCTTTAACTGATAATTCTTTGATCTTAAATGGTCTGGGTAACACTTCCACCAATTTATTATAGTTGAATGTTCCATATTTGTTGAATAATGTACGTGAGTGTTGCCATTTAATACCACCGTCAAAACTAACAATATAACCACTAGTGCCTTTGCGTCTTTCAATATCTTGATACAGCCAATTGGTAGCTTGATATATGGTACCAATGTGTCCAGCATCAGGATCAGCATAACTGATCAAACACTTTATTTCACTGTGATGTTGTTTGATATATTTCAAACATTGACCAATAACCCAACTTTCAGTATTTTTACCCAATTCATCTGCTACCCACAATCGTTTCAATTCCCATAAATTGGAATGATTTAATAGTGGAGACACACTTCTAGCCACATTTGCGCCAGCAGTGGGTCCAAATACAACTGCGCCAACCAGCGTAGGAACGTCAAAAAATACACTACGTTTGCTTTTGTCGTAAATTCCGATACACAACTCGGCTATGGTCCACTTGTGTGTATAATGATGTTTAACAATCAATTCTTTGGCAATCGAATTGTGTATTTTTTCAACATAAAGGTTTTCCATAAATATATCATATCACAACTACCTCAAAATTTCAAAATATAAAAAATGTAGTTGATTTTTTATAAAGTCGATGGTAGTATGAGTTTAGTAATGAACAGCAAGATTCTGAAGCGTACCATTGACATTGCTAAGGCTATGTGTCCGCTCAACATTGAGCATAGGTGTAGTCATATAGCTTTTTTGATTCGATGTGGTAAAATTGTACATATTGGTACAAACAGCTGTAAGAGTCATCCCAAGACTTTGGAATATGATTATAAAAACCATCAGCTTGTTGGACTTCACGCTGAGTTGAGTGTGTGTATGAAGAGTGGTCGTGAGAATCTGAGTGATTTTAAAATGGTTGTACTTAGAGTGGATCGAACGGGTAAGTTGAACAACAGCAAGCCGTGTTGTGGTTGTCAAAGTGTGGTCAAGCAATTTAATGTGGGTGAAGTGTGGTATAGTGATGCTAAGGGTGAAATTGTAAAAAATTAAAAATGAATATTGAATTCAAATCTGAAGTATATAATATGGGTGAAATTTATCTTAAAGAATTAAAACGCTATAAGATGATCAACGATTATGTTTACAATCAAGTTAAAATAGGCGGATGTGGTGAACTAATTGAACGAATGATATTGGATTATTTGACCACCAAAAGCGAATATACCAATATCAAAAAGAGTCCAGCAAATAGTAAGTGGGATTTTGAATTGACAAATGACCCCACTGTTCGTGTAGACATTCGTCGTGTATCTCCAACAAACACAATTTATCTGGGACATACATCGGGCAATTTGAAAAAATTGATTTGGGAAGATAAAGCTGAAGTTCTTAACAATGGTGGGTATTTTTGCACCAAATTGTGTAGTGATAAAATTGTGTTGTTTTACATTTCAGCAAAAACTTTGCTCGATTATGTGTATGAACATCCTAATTTTGAGCTAAAAAACGAAGTACCTATAAAAATTCTCAACGAAAAGTTTTGGAAAACGCTCAATGTTCCGCTTGACTTTTAAAGAAACAACTGATAAGATGATTTTGTTGTGAGTAACTGGTTCACGACTGATAATTTGAATCCAAAAAGCAATTACGCTGTCTGAGATAAAAATTATTAATTAGACAATTATGTCATAACCAAAAATTCCAGTATAAAAAATAAAAAGTAATATGATTAATAACAATCAAAAGATGGTTAAGTCCACAACCGAAAACTGGGAACTTTCTAATGCAAAGAAGTTTCTCGATAGTGTGTTTATCGACGATAGTTTTCAGAGTCCCGCTCGTTGGGATGCAACAAAGTCACGCAGTTATCTCCACAATTTGCTTAAGGGAATTGCTCCAAGCAAGTTTATTTTTGCTGACGTTCCTGAATGTAGAAAGAGTGCAATGTTGGCAGAAGATATCAACTATTACTCTGGTTGGCTTTCCAAGGGAGCTAACTATCTCAATTTGGATAGTAACAACCGTTTTACTACGTTGCGTTTGTTGTTTACAAATCAACTTGAATTGCGTGCTGGAACATATTCAGATGAACTGGACAATAAGTTTACCATCAAGCGTGACCAACGATGGGCGGATCTGAGTGAATCAGTTAAAGATTTCATTCTAACTCGTACCATCACAGTTCAAGTATATACCAATGCAACTCGTTCACAATTGAGTGATATTTTCATCGCTGTAAATAGTGGATGTGAATTGAACGCGGCTGAAAAGCGTAATGCTATTATTAGTCCAATTTCAAAGATTTGTCGTGAATTTGGCGAAAGATATTATCGGGATTTCACTACACGTAGTTGGATTCTTTCGATCTTTTCAGAACAAGATTATAACCGTCGTAAGATTGACTCGCAATTTGCTGGTATGGCATTCTTTCATAGTTTTGGATTCAAGAAGAATATTAGTGATGGCATTCTTCGCAGTGAATACGAAGATGGATCTGAGCTAAACAGCAAGTCATCTCTTTTTAAAAATGATGTAGACAACTTCTTCAATACGTGGGTCGCTCCAAATGAAGATGTATTCAAGGACGGTATGAAGCTAAGTAAGCAAACTGTATTTGATTTGTTCGTGTTTTATCACCGTCATCGCAATCAGATCAAGGATGTAAAGACGTTTATGTATAAGTTTGTGGAAATCAACGCTCTTCTAAAGAAGAATCCAGAAGCTGATCATAAGGTTGGTGACAAAAAAATGACATATGCAGCATTGCTTCGTGGACGAGAAACACCAAAGTGTCAAAAGCGATATGAATTGCTTTCCAATGGTTTGGTCAAGTCAAAGGTAATGACAGACGAAAACGTAACCGCAGTTTATAAGTATAAAACAAAAATCAACACGGTTTCTGCTTAAACCACACCAAAGTCAAGGACGATGAAAATCTCCTTGACTTTTTTATTGCACCGTGGTAATATTATATAAGATATGAAACTACCTATGTTATTCGCCCGTACAAATACGGGTGCTATTCAAACTTGGACCATCGAAGTTGATGGCAACAAGTATCGTACCCATTATGGTCAGCTTGATGGGGCTATTCAAATTACAGAATGGACTCTTTGTGTTGGTAAAAATACCGGCAAAAAGAATGCTACTTCCAATGAAGATCAAGCTGTAAAAGAAGCCAAAGCCACTTGGAAGAAAAAGAAAGAAAGTGGTTACTTTGAAAAAATCACGGATATTGATGGAGTTAGTTTTACTGAGCCAATGTTGGCAAAGAACTATGACGATTATAAGGATGATTTGAAGTATCCTGTTTATAGTCAACCCAAGTTGGATGGCATTCGTTGTGTTGTAAAGAAAGATGGTATGTGGAGTCGTAATGGTAAACCTATTGTTTCAGCTCCTCACGTATTGGTAGCATTGAAGGATTTCTTTGTTAAATTCCCAAATGCAATTCTTGATGGTGAGTTGTATGCGGATAAGTTTGCCAATGATTTTAATGCTATTTGTAGTTTGGTAAAGAAGACCAAACCTACACCAGAAGATTTGACTGAGAGTGCAAAGAATATTCAATATTGGGTATATGACTGGATTGTACAGAAGACTTTTAGTGATCGTAATGCTGACATTACTACTTATCTTGTTAATAACAATGTGGTTCGTCGTGTTCCGACTCACCTTGTGGACACGATTACACATTTGAATGAGTTGTATGAAAAGTACATTGACGAAGGTTACGAAGGTCAGATGGTTCGTACCGATGGGCCATATGAAAACAAGCGCAGTAAATACCTACTCAAGCGTAAAGAATTTCAAGATAGTGAATTCAAAATTCTTGATATTGTTGAAGGAATAGGCAACAAGAGTGGTATGGCTGGATATATGGTATTCAAGAATCATAAGGGAATTGAGTTCCATAGTAATATCAAAGGCACTCGGGAATATCTAAAAGAACTCTTGAAGAATAAAAATAAACTTATTGGAAAGAGTGCTACGGTGAAATATTTTAATCTTACACCTGGTGATGAACTGCCCAGATTTCCGTATGTGACAAACATTGACCGTGAAAGTTATGAATAATAAAACTAAATCTGCTAAAATTGTATTGGAAATTGAATGGGAAGCTGTTGATGATAGTGATCTACCAGCCCTATGGGATTGGAAACGCATCAAGATGCCTATGGATTTGACCAAGGTAAAGTATTTGGGTATTCATACATCAAATGGACCAGAGAATGTAAGTAATTGGATGGGAAATTAAATTATATGACTATTGTAAAAACATCAGAAATTATTGAATGGGTTAAAAACGCAGTGGAAAAGAAGATGATTAAGGAACTAAATATACCTAATGCTAAGGTTTATCTTAGCTGTGATCGTCCAAATCCTGATGTAATTCTTGAAACCAAGAACGCTGATGGTGATCTGCAAATTGTAAGGTTTCTCATTATATGAATGTTGATACACTATATTATGTATTGTGTTTTATTGGATTAATTTTAATAATCAGTGGATTTTTTATTTTAACAAAAGATGACAACCAATAAGTTTTTTTTAACTCTAGCACGTACTATTGACCATCGTGTAGGTCATACAGATGAATGCAAGCCTGATGTGCCTGTATTGCCTGTAAGTTATGCTCTTGCTAGTTTTTTCTTGAGATTTATCATTGTTCTGGTAAACTTTATTACATGCGCTTTCATTATCGCAAACATTATTCATCACTGGTAAAATTATGAGTGATCCAAAATATTATTTAAAAATTAATCTACCACCAAATTTCAATGATTTGGATGCGGAAGTTATTAAAAAAGATTTAATGACTTATATCAATAGCAGAAATCAATGGGGTGCTTTATATGGACCCAAATCTTCCAAGAAGGGTATTACCATTGATAAAGTAATTTACAGAACCAATGAAGACTAACCAAGAAGTAATTAGTAGACTACGACAGTTCACAAGTTACAACTGCAATAATTTGCTTGATGCAAAACTGTGTGAAGACATTCGTTATCTGTGTGATGAAGTGGAACGATTCAGTAAAGAAATCGTTAAAGCTAACAATCATATGGATGAAGATCACATTACAATTCAACGTTATAAAAACAAACTAAGTAAGTATGAATCGTTTTAATAAAATTATAGTGGGGGGGCTAACAGCAATTCTATTGACTGCTATGACAGTAGAACCACCAAAACTTAAGGTATACCTCATTATGTCATATAGAGGAAACGATCTGGCAATTGAGAAGGTATATCTCAAAAAAGAAAATGCTCAGAAATATTGTGATATGTACAAAGAAAGTCATAATTATTCAGTAGAAGAACGTGAGCTAACAGAATGAAGAATTTATTGATTATTGCATTGTTGTCTACTGGTTGTACTAGTGGAATGTATCTAAGATATAGTTATAATAGAGCATTAGAAAATCTACCACCCTGTAGTAGAGTACATGCAATTAACAACGACTATATTACTTATAGTATGATTGAAAATTCAACAAACAGTGTATATACTGTGCATACCAATTATTATAGAGCCTATTATAATTGTGACGGTAAAATTATTAACACTACTAAAAATTGATGAAAGAACAAATTGATTCTATCATCAAAAAACATTGTTTGAAAATGCAAGAAGTAGATAAAACCAAAAGCATTCCAATGACAGTAAAAGATTTGGATCATATCGTATATGATATGTACAGAGAATTGTATGGATTGCGGGATATACGTTCAAGTAACTATAATCTAAATAATTTTACTGCAGATGACAAGAAAGGACATTGTTGTTAATTATGAAAAAGAAACAAACTCCAGTGTGTCAGAAAGTGGAACTAGACAATTGTTTTAGTTGCAAAGTTGTTGCGGGTAAAATACACAAGAAAAAGTGTGACATTGAAAGATGTAGTGAATGTGGTGGTCAAAAAATAAGTTGTGAATGTACTAACCACGATAAACAATTTGCTTCTTGGAAAGGATTTTGGCCGGGAGAATTGGAATGTAAAGCGTTGAATATGGATTTGAATACTTTTTATATGACAGGAATGCACAAAATATTCTTTGTCAAACCCCGATAATATATTATGGCTACAAAAATTACAGAACACAATGAATTGATTGCTACTAGAGTACCACCTGGCGATAGATGGACTCTTGTGAATGATAACCGTAAAATCATTCATCCAAGTATCACTGAAGCGCTTGAATCTTATTTCAAAGAAACCAAGATCAAGTGTGAATATAGACTAGCCCCACTAGATAGCAAATTGTATGCTATTAAGACAATTGAAGAAGAAGTGGTACCACAACCACCCAAAGGCTTCAATATCTATGGTGATCCCGTTTAAACGGTTTCGGTTGTAGCGGTGGGGGGGCTATCAAAATTCCCACTCAATTGATTTGACTGTGGTTGCAATCTATTTGTAATTTCTTGATTCAATGCACGAAGATTATTTTGGCACAATTCAATTTTAGCCAATTCATCATATGCTAAACTTTTTAATTCAATCACGGTTAAGTCAGATATCTTTTTTTCCATAAAACTATTTTAATTTTGATTTACTGGCGAAGCACCTTCTACGCCTTTTTGTTGACGGTTATATAATTCTTGATTTAAAACTCTTAAGTTGTTTTGTGCCAAATTCAATTTGACAATTTCATCATAAGATATTGCTTTTAATTCTACGAGCGTCAAATCAGCTAAATTTATTTGTTTGTTTTCTTCCATAACTTTTTAATATATAGTTTTTATTTACACAACAGTACTTATTATAAATCAAATAGAACCAGTTGTTACCCAAGGCAAAGGTGGTTGTACTACAGGTGGATTTATCTGAGTGTATAAACTTGATACAGCTCCTTTTTCAATATTATACTTGCTGCCAGTTCCCATACTATCAAATGTCCATCCAAGCACATCATCTTGAGTTAATTGATTGTATGGTATAAATGAAGATCCACTGTGGTATTGTACACCAGTGGTACCATATAATCTACTGTTGTATGTAGATCCACTCAAACTGCCAGTGGATACAACAATTTGCCCCAAACAATCCCAATGTACTGTAAATACAACATCGGTGTTTTGTTGATATGTAGGATAACAATCTAAATTTGTTACTTTCCAAGTTACGGTTGGTTGATTATTCATTTTAATTATTGTTTGTATCTACTATCAGTTTGTTTCCAATTGGGTACTTTGTTTTCCCAATAATCAATTCGTGTTTGTACTGTATTCCAATCTTCAGGTGCTCTTAGATATTCTATAGATCCTTCGATTTGGGTTACTGTTCCATTTTCATCTGTATTTTCATAAGATGGTGTGGGTATTACAACAGTAGGAAAAGCGCTGATATAAGGAAACGCTAAACGTACATTTAGTCCGTCGTCTTCCAATACAGTAACATCATTTCTGTTACCATATGCAGCAACAAATTCTCTACTCGCTTTGTCATGAATATTATGTATTATAATTGTATCTCTCATAATCTCTTTGTGTAACTAATAAATAGTTTTTCTTCTAAAAATTCAATAAAGAATACTCTGGGTGTAATAAATTTTTGTATTTATAAACTCTAAAATCTATACTCAGTCTTGTTTTGTTAGTATTATTAAATTTATTACCGTGAAGTAAATTGCAACCATCCCAGTGTACAAATTGTCCGTAATCACAATTTATCGGAAAAAAATCGTGACTGTCTTCAACTGATTCAGTCCAAATTGTGTTTGTATCAAAAGCATTTGTAAATGGTAAAAAAATATTATCTATCTGCATATCACTATAAATAGTATTTCTTCTATACCACTTGTCTTTATGAAGTTTATGCATATTTAATTTATTTTTATATACCAATCTACATACTGGTTTAGTTTGATATGCTATAACGTCATCGTACAAATTTCTAACATATTTTTTTATAAACTGTACATACATATCTAAAAACTGTTTACCCAAAATATACTCAGAATACAGTTTCTCTTTATCTTTGTTTTCCCCCAAATCATCTAAATTAGACACGTTCAAAACAGTTTGTAATTGCTCTTTAAAATTAAATTCAGTTATATCATATGAGTATAATTTCATATATCGGTCAAATAACCCATTCTATGTTCTGTCGATAAATCTATATTGTTATATATTATCTGTTTTATTTTATCTTCAACTTGATAATTTTCTGTTATAACACCTCCATTAATTTTTACACCGACATAATTTGTATTTATTAAATAATTGTCATTCTTTTTTATAAGATTAAATTTATCACTAATTGTATTCAATACAGTATTAGTATTATGTTTTAAATCTTCATATCTTATAAAATGATATTTACTCACTAAATTAGGCATATCATCTAACAAATATTTACATTTAACGGATCGCATTTCAAATATGTTTTTGTAACGCTTATTGTTATTTTTAAAATTATAGTCGTCTGATACGTCAATTAATCCGTTTTTATAGTTATAAACTGAATAAAATTCTGATAATAAAAACGTTTCAATATCTTTTGTACGTTCTTCACTTTGCATCAATTTAGAATTATAAAATGATACAAAATAATCAATTGGATTTCTAACAATACACAAGTATATTACGTCTTGGTTATTCTTCAATTTATCTTCATAACCATTACATCCAAAAAAATGTTTCCATCCTTTTAACCAATCTAATTGTAAATTGAAGTTGTCAGTTATACAATGTTGCAAAAAATTAGTACCTGATCTACGTTCGCCTAAAATGGTATATCTTGTCATAAATATCTAGTATCAGTTTGTTTCCAATTGGGCACTTTGTTTTCCCAATAATCAATACGTTGTTGTACTTCATTCCAATCTTTAGGAGATCTAATATATTCTACATCTTCTGGCACTATTGTTTCATTTCCAATAGAATCTAAATTTACAAATGCACCGCCTCCACCTTCATCTACAATAAAAGACTCCGTATATGAAGGTGTATTTATTATTACAGTTGGAAAAGCACTAATGTATGGATATTTTATTCGAACACTATATCCGTCATCTTCCAACACAGTAACGTCGTTTCTGTTACCATATGCAGCAACAAATTCTCTGCTCGTTTTGTCATGAACGCTATATATTATAATTTTATCTCTCATATATGTATCTTTCTTGTAGTTATAGATCCAGCACCACCAGACGCACCTGGACCACCGCCAGAGCTGGCAGAACCACCTGATCCACCATTTGCAACAACGGAACCCGCATTAGTGTATGTACCGCCATAAGTTATAATTATTCGACCACCGCCACTTCCACCTCCTCCACCAGATCCTTTACTAATACGTACTCCGTTTCCACCACTAGCTCCATTTGAACTAATAGTTCCATTAATTATTATATTTCCACGTACAATTAATATTAATAATCCCCCAACACCTAATGTACCGTTTCCACCAGTAGTTGTAGTTCCCGCTCCTCCACCCGCTGGGCCGTTAGGAGAAGCTCCCCCTGCTCCTCCTCTTTCAAGAATACCAGATGTACCAGGTACATTGCCACCACAACATCCACCGCCGCCGCCTCCTCCACCGCCACCACCAGAAAATATAGTTCCTCTGCCTCCAGAAGCTCCTGATCCAAAAGTACCATACTGCGATTCTCCGGAACCACCACCACCGCCGCCACCACAACTAAATATACCAGCTGATCCCGCATTACCCGAAGCCGCAGCGGTCGATGCACCATTGCCACCGTCAACACTTCCGCTCAATGGCACTCGTATCTTATAATTCCTAAACCAAACACTTCCACTAGGCGCCCAATTCCAATGCGTAGGTATTCCATAACCACCCGCTGTACTTGATGAAAAATTATTGAAATATAATGTGCCATCCACCAAATCATATCTTGAATCGGTGCTTGTAGCAAATCCAATAGGAGACGCGACTTTAGAACCAACGCCTCCACCTTTACCAGTCATACTTATGGTACCATTCACCGTTAAATCGCCTGTGCAATATATTATCATACCTCTACAAGCTCTTAGTGGACTAAATAATATACCACTGCCGATGGTTAAATTTTGAAAGTTTTTTATAACTGGGTCGCCAAATTCACGACTAATATTATTCAATGAAGCGCTTACTTGAGCACTGCTGCTTATGGTTAAGCTACCATCTTTGCCTGTTCCAAAATAGTTTGCATAACTGCTCAAACTAGCTACAGCAAAGTTGTTGCTGAACATTTCATTGTGGGTACTTATTCTAATTTTAACATTACGAGAATCTAATGCTAATGTTGGATCAACCAATGGCAAAAAACAATCATAACTGTTTACGCCATTAACTAGTGTTGTTAAACTTGATATTTGTGTAGCCATAAAATTTTAAACATTTACCCTTCTTATAGTTATAGAACCCGCACCACCAGCACCACCAGTGAGTGCGCCGGGGCCACCGGCGCCGCCGGAGCCACCATTAACCACAATGGTACCAACATTACTATATGTACCGCCGTAAATAATTATTATCCTACCACCGCCACTTCCACCGCCACCGCCAGCAGCTCCAGCACCTCCAGTAGTTCCATTACCTCCATTTGCGCCACCACTAGAAACTGTGCCGTTTATTGTAATATTACCACGTACTATTAATATAATTAATCCACCAACGCCTGTATTACCAGCGCCTCCGGAGCCAGGTCCAGCAGGTGTTCCAGCTCCACCTCCGCCAGAACCATTTGGGCCTAATCCTGGATTAGGCCCAAATCCGCCAATTCCACCAGCTTCAAATATGCCGTTGGTGCCGGCGCCGCCGCCGTATGATCCTCCTCCTCCTCCCCCTCCTCCTAGAAATATAGTTCCGCTACCACCGGATCCTCCTGCCCTTACCGCGCCAGGGTTTGATTGACCACCCCCACCTCCACCTCCACAACAAAATATTCCCGCACTACCACCATTATTTGGTCCTCCTCCAGCAGCACTCCCACTCAATGGCACTCTAATCTTATAATTATTAAACCAAATACTACCACTAGGCGCCCAATTCCAATGTGTAGGTATTCCTCTTCCACCTGCAGTGCTTGATGAAAAATTGTTAAAATATAATGTAGCATCCACCAAATCATATCTTGAATCGGTGCTTGTAGCAAATCCAATAGGAGACGCGACTTTAGAACCAACGCCTCCACCTTTACCAGTCATACTCAAAGTGCCGTTTACTGTTAAATTGCCAGTACAATATATTATCATTCCTCTACAAGCTCTTAATGGGCTGAACAATACACCACTGTTGATGGTTAAATTTTGAAAGTTTTTTATAACTGGGTCGCCAAATTCACGACTAATATTATTTAATCCAGCTGGAGATGTGGATGAACTTATTTGCGCACTGCTACTTATGGTTACACTACCATCTTTGCCTGTTCCAAAGTAATTATTATAAGTACCTTGATTTATGACGGTATTGTTGTTGCTATAAAATTGTTCGTGGGTACTTATTCTTGCTTTTAAATTTTGATTGACACTGGACGATATTAATGCATTATACAATGTAAATAAACAATTGTCGTTACGATTACTACCTACCAAGGTAGTCATTTGAGATATTGCTTGTGATGGTATTGCCATATAACTTTATAAATATTTTACCAAATTCCTATTTCTCTTATTGTTATGCTACCGGCTCCCCCACTGCCACCAGCAGTTGGAGCAGTTCCTCCACCAGCTCCACCATTTGCAGTAATAGTACCACCATTATTTATATAATTTTGATTGTATAATACAACTATTCTTCCACCTCCACTACCTCCTCCTCCTCCTGCACTACCATTTCCACCCGCAACACCATTTGCAGTTATTGCACCTGTATTTCCCAATGTAAATGTACCTTTTACCACAAAAATAATCAAACCACCTGTACCAGTACCACCAGCTATACCACCTGGACCAGCACTGCCACCACCATTACCAGCACCACCACCAGTATTCGCAGCTGTACCATTACCACCAGCACCACCATTTATAGTGCCTGCAGTTGCAGATGGTCCACCACCTCCACCTGATCCACCACTCCAACTGGTGCCTGCTGCACCAGCACCACCAGTTCCACCTCCACCGCCTCCACCACCTGTATAACCTTCGCCTGCGGATCTACCAGCAGTATTTGCGGGTCCACCGGCACTACCAGATCCATATAATTTTACGCTGTTAAATTGATATTGGGGAATAAAGTTGCCATAGTAATTTTTAGATTGATATACATAATGAGCAGCTGTTCCAACCGAGTTGGCTCCTTTGCCTGACATTGTTACTGTACCATTTATAGTACAATCTCCCCCAACATATATCAACAATCCTCTACATCTGTTGCTTACAGTCATTGTATGACCAGCATTTACTGTGAGAGATGTATAATTTCTCACAAATACTTCTTGATCATTTGTAGTGGTAAAAGTAACACTACCTGTTGTATTTAAAGCACCATTTGCGCCTGTACCAAACCAAGTGATGGCTGATTGACTTACTTGGGTACAAATATTTTTTAGTTTTACTTTTTTATTAAAATCAGTATAACCATCAGCATTTTGATCTTGTGTAGCTGTAGGATCATACACAACATAAAAATTACTCGCACTTACAAAAGTTGCTTCGGTTAAATCTGTTATACGTTTATTTGCCATATATTATTAAATATTAGTTTGCTGCTGGAAATGCAACGTTTAATTTTGATAATATAGCAGTTCCAGCTCCACCGTTTCCAGCAACGTTTCCACCCGTGCCACGGGTGCCTCCAGATGCGGTTACAGTGCCATTGTTTGTTAGTGTACCGCCATAATATACATATAACACCCCACCGCCACTTCCACCTCCTCCTCCGCCCTGCGTTGGACTACTTGCATTTCCGCCATTGCTACCATTTGATGTTATACTGCCATTTGGCCCAATTCTTAAATTACCTCGTACAATTAATATTAATAATCCACCTGTTCCTACACCTCCATTTGGAGTGCCGCCTGGATTTCCAGCTCCACCGCCGCCGGTACCGCCGGGGCCGGTTGCGCCATTTCCCCCTGCGCCACCATTTCCACTCGCACTTCCTCCGGCGATGACGTTAACCTGGGATCCACCTCCACCAGAACCACCACTAAACGATGTGCCGGTTGCGCCTGAACCTGCTGTCGGTGCACCATAACTAGACCCACCTCCTCCGCCACCAGATCTTCCATTTACACCAGTTACCCCATCAGTTCCATAGCCTGAACCTGCTGCGCCTACAGCAAATACTCTGCTCAAATAACTCGACGAAGGAAACAATTGCGTGCTCCAGTAATCACCCAAATATGGCGGATTTATTGTTGTAAAAGACGCATCAGCTCCAACCGCGGAAGCACCTCTGCCGTTCATTCGTAGACTACCACTAATAGTTGCATCACCATCCACAAATATCAACATTCCTCTACATCTATTTGTTGGACTCACTACTACGCTTCTGGAAATGAACAATGAACTGAAGTTCTTAACGACAGGCGCGCCATCTTGAGTGCTTGCGAAGGATCTGCTTACAAAAGTTCTAACGGTGGCGATAGAGCCTGTTAAGTTAAGAGGTCCGTCGCTGTTATCGCCAAAGTAATAAAGGCCTGGGGTATGTTCTGTGAAAGAACTGCTGGTGGTTGTGCCTGTGAAAAAATATTTTCTTAAATCGTCAATTCTTATTTTTTTATTTTTTGAAGCTACCAATTCATTAACATCAACAATAGGCACAAATGCTGATGATGTTATTGTTGTATATTCGGGTAAATCTGATATTCTTGTAGGCATATAAATAATTATTTAGTTTGCTACTGGAAATGCAACGTTTAATTTTGATATTATCGCAGTTCCAGCTCCTCCTGCTCCGCCTTGATTAAGAGCTGGCGAGGGTGTACCAGTTAAACCACCTGACCCACCATTAGCAGTTACAGTGCCATTATTTGTTAAAGACCCACCATAATAAATATATAACACTCCACCTCCACTTCCACCGCCACCAGCAGTTCCAAAACCAGCAAGTCCATTACCACCACTGATTCCATTAGCCGTAATTGATCCATTTGGTCCAATTCTTAAATTACCTTTCACTATTAATATTAACAATCCACCAGTACCACTTGGTGCTGAGACTGGGAGTGGACTACTGGGCGGCTGAGCTGGCGTTATTCCACCTGGATTGCCTGATCCGGCGCCGCCGCTACCAAGCGTTGGACCACCTTGACCACCAAATGCAAAGCCATTTGCTCCTGGAGATGGCCCACCTCCTCCACCACCAGATCCACCACTAAAAGATGTGCCTGTTGATCCCGCTCCACCCGCGGCTGCTTGTCCACCGCCGCCTCCTCCACCTCCACTTCTTCCCAGTATACCAGTGACACCAACGCCACCAACGCTAGATGGAGCGGGGCCAGCCGTACCACCAGCCGCTCCAACCGCAAATACTCTGCTCAAATAACTCGCAGACGGAAACAACTGCGTGCTCCAGTAATCACCCAAATATGGCGGATTTATTGTTGTGAAGGAAGCGTCGCTTCCTGTAAACCTCGCTCCTCTAGCAGTCATACTTATGCTACCACTGATGGTTGCATCACCATCCACAAATATCAACAATCCTCTACATCTATTGGTTGGACTCACCACCACACTTCTGGAAATGAACAACGAACTAAAGTTTTTAACGACAGGTGCGCCATCTTGTGTACTTGCGAACGATCTGCTTACAAAAGTTCTAACAGTGGCAATTGAACCTGTTAAATTGAGACGACCATCACGATTGTCACCAAAGTAATAAAAACCCGGCGTATGTTCTGTGAAAGAAGATGAAAGAAGAACTCCACTTTTAAAGAAAGTTTTTCTCAAATCATCTACACTGATCTTTTTGTTTTTTGATGATACTGTTTCATTAACATCAACAATAGGAACAAATGCGGATCCTGTTATTGTTGTATAGTCTGCTAATTGTGATATTGGTTGTGGCATATAACTTATAACTATTAATATTAAAATATTCTATTCCAAGTAAACGATTGAGATATTGCTAACAAATATCCATTTTGTTTATTTTGAGTAGCACCAAATACAAATGACATCAAGTTACTGGCTGTATGTACACCCACACCAAAACTGTTCCAAGTTGCATTGATAGATTCAGTATCATTGAATGTAGCCACTTTGGTTAATGTATAACCATAACTGCTGGTGGGATATACTCTACTATATACAGGTGTTTTATCAATTGATTTGGTAATAAAACTACTATTTCTAGTTATATTTGTACCCCACGTAGGACTTGCAGTATCAGTTGCGGATGTAAATATATACAGTGGTCTAAAAACTGTATCTGGTAGTCCGTATTTACTTCTTTGGTTAAAATAATATGGTTCATTGCCGTGTAACCCACCATCAAAATAAGTTGTTACTCCACTGCTACTTACTTTGCTTAATCCATACAAATTCATTTGTGAATTACCACCTTTATTGCTACCAGTTATATTAACAGAACCGGTTGTAGCTGTGGTAGGCGACATACCAACGTTTAGTGAATAAAATACCACCACGTTTTGTCCAGCCAATACAGCAGGTATCGCATTACCAGCACTGCCTTGGGTCAAACGAATTCTACTAAACAATGCTGGACTTCTATAAAATGGTAACCAACTCAATCCAACTTCAGTGATTGTATTTGTATCATCAACCAATGCGGTTGCAAAATTAAATTGACGACTGTGAATTATACCGCTGCTATAAATTTGACTATTACAATTTGTACCATAACTACCTGATGCAGCAGGAAAGTTATTGCCATCTGATGTTCTACCACATCTTTGTGTTTCATTTGACATACTAATTTGATTGGTAAACCAAATGGTATAATTATTATCACTTGAGGATCCTGTTGGTACAGTACCATCCATATTTAATACACTACAACTTCTGGCTGTATTAATACCAGTTTGTGCTCTTATTCTAAAAGTATTATCGTTGTTTATTTTAATGATATTACCCACATCACTTGCTCTAATAACACTGCCTGATATAGGAAATGCTACACTTGTTCTGGGAAACGTTACCAATGATCCAGATCTACGAGAAACACTGCCTCTTAAATTAATATCAAAACCATTGCCTGATGTTATGGAACCAGTTATGGGAACATTGGTTTTTTTAGTATCAGCAGTTCCAGTTCCAATTGCACAACAAGCGAATAATTCAGCAAATGGTCTATTTGCAACTTCATCCATACCTTGATTGGTGATCATATTTTTTATTTCACCAGTGTCGTGTATGATTTTGTCTTTTTCCATAACCACAACACGAACTTTGCCTTGCAATTTACAATCAATATTGTTGTTTATTCCTGTTGACATTTTATAAAATTACGATTTCTGTTTATAAATATAAAGAATGTTATGATATAAACTTTATTTTTTATGGCTCCAAAACAAATACATCGGTTAAATTCTCTAAATAGATACTTCTATCATTTTGATATCCAATATATAAACTACCTGACGCTATACTTTCACTGAGATAATACTTTGTTAATAATAACTGATTAATTGACCCGCTATCAGTTAACAAACTGCTCGTAGTACTATATTCTATAACAAATGGATTATCAGTATTCTCCAAATATACAGCTCTATCATTTTGATAACCCAAGAAGATACTTGACGCTTTACTTTCACTGATATAGTATTTGGTTCTGAACGATAAAGCACTTGATCCGGTATCAGTTAACAAACTACTTGTACCACTATATTCTATGACAAATGGATTTGCGGTATTTTCTAAATAGATGCTTCTATCATTTTGATAACCCAAGAAGATACTTGACGCTTTACTTTCACTGATATAATAACGAGTTCTAAAAGATAAAGCATTTGATCCGGTATCAGTTAACAAACTGCTTGTACCGTTATATTCTATGACAAATGGATTTGCAGTATTTTCTAAATAGATGCTTCTATCATTTTGATAACCTAGATATATACTTGACGCTTTACTTTCACTGATATAATAACGAGTTCTAAAAGATAAAACATTTGATCCAGTTTCTTGTAAACTTGCACTGGTGCCAACTGGTATAATATCTGGATCATATAATAAAAGTATACTATTTGGATCTTGTAGATATACGGATCTGCTATTTTGATACAGTATATAACCAAAGTTACCACTTCCTTTACTTTCACTAACAAAGTAACGTGTTTTGAGCGATAAAGCACTTGATCCTGTATCAGTTAACAAACTGCTTGTAGCGTTATATTCAAGCAAATAAATGTCTGGAGTAGCTTGAGTATACATTGATCTGCTATTTTGATACAATATATAGCCAAAATCGCCAGTAGCTTTACTTTCACTAACAAAGTAACGTGTTTTGAGCGATAAAGCACTTGATCCTGTATCAGTTAACAAACTGCTTGTAGCGCTATATTCAAGCAAATAAATGTCTGGGGTAGCTTGAGTATACATTGATCTACTATTTTGGTACAGTATATAGCCAAAATCGCCAGTAGCTTTACTTTCACTGGTATAATAACGTGTTGTTAGTAATGAGTTTTGGGTGGACCTATCGGCTATGAATTTATTGTAGTAACTGTTATAGGATAATGCGATTGCGGAAGGATATTCTAGTACGTATGTACCGCTTAAATCTTGCAAATATAGTGATTGACTATTTTGCAAATAAAGTGAGCCTGATTGTGTTGGTAAGCCAAATAGTCTAGACTCAATGTTTTGAGTTTTGTTATTGGCGTATACTAGACTATTTCTGGTTATTCTTGATATAGGCATACAACATATTATTGATAGTTTTCAGTAGAACTACCCAGAACATATAATTTGGTTCTTACAAATGTATAAATTGAAGTTGCATTTGATAGTATATTTGTGGGTGGCAATGAATTGGCCCATTTTACACTATTTGGAAATGTAGATAATATACTGTTGCTGCCTGTATTATTCAATATAACCACAATTGAACTGCCAGTTGTAACATTTGAAAATGTATATGTCTCTGCAACTGAAATATTCTTTTCATAAGTTGGATTGTTCCAATTTATATCAGTACCCACCAATGTAGTAACACTACCAGCAATATTTATTGCAAAATTAGCATAACTACTAGTAATGGGATAAGTGCTACCAGTTTGTAATGTACTACCACCTCCACCAGAAGCATTCAATGCGTAACTTGCAGTAATAGCTCTACTCGCTGTTATGGGATAAGTACTACCAGTATACAAAGAACTTCCACCACCAGTTGCGTTCAATGCGTAACTTGCAGTAATAGCTCTACTTGCCGTTATGGGATATAAACTGCCAGTTTGCAAAGATATACTTGACCCACTTGATCCACTTGTACCTGATTCTCCACTTGACCCACTTGTGCCGCTAGTACCACTTGACCCACTTGTACCTGATTCTCCACTTGATCCACTTGTGCCGCTAGTACCACTTGACCCACTTGTACCTGATTCTCCACTTGACCCACTTGACCCACTTGTACCTGATTCTCCACTTGATCCACTTGTACCTGATTCTCCACTTGACCCACTTGTGCCGCTAGTACCACTTGATCCACTTGATCCACTTGTACCGTTTGTGCCGCTACCGCCTCCTCCACCGCCAGCTGCGCTACCTAAAAATCTGACATCCACTTTAGAATTTAATGGTGGTGCAGAAGCTAATGTAAGTGTAGATCCAGTTACAGTATAACTGGAACTGTAATTTTGAACCACACCATTTATAGCAACTATAATGTCATAACTACGTACTACACTTTGTGTAAGAGCGTATTGTGTAGCAATACCATTGCTTGTGAATGTTTGCGCATTGGCAATACCAACTATGCCACTTGTACCACTAGTACCATTTGCACCACCACCTGTAAATTTAACAACGTGTATTTCTTCATTTAATAGTGGTGGGGAAGTAAATGTTAATATTCCAGAACTCAGTGTATAATCAATATTATTATTTAAAGTAATACCACCCAGAAATACCAAAGAATTTGTGCCGGTAAATGTATTGTTATTTAAATTATAAACAGAACCACTTCCATTGCCACTACGTGTAATGTTAGTTAAATTCAATGAAGCAGTACCACTAGTTCCATTCACTACATACAGTGCCCAACTTGCAGTTATCGGATAAGTACTACCAGTGTACAAAGAACTTCCACCACCAGTAGCATTCAACGCATAACTTGCAGTAACAGCTCTACTAGCCGTTATAGGATATGTGCTACCAGTATACAACGTAGTACCACTCACACCACTACTACCGCTGCTACCAGTATTACCACTACTGCCACTAGTACCAGATTGTCCACTACTTCCACTGGTACCTGATTCTCCACTGCTACCACTGCTACCACTTGTTCCGGTACTACCAGATGTACCGCTAGTTCCCGTCAATCCACTGGTACCACTGGTACCAAAAGTTTCACCGCTTGTACCAGCAGTTGCAGATGTACCATTGGTGCCGCTTGTTCCACTACTTCCACTGGATCCACTGCTACCACTTGTACCAGATTCTCCACTAGTACCACTTGTTCCTGTACTGCCGCTAGTACCACTGGTACCAAAAGTTTCACCACTTGTACCAGCAGTTGCGGACGTACCACTTGTTCCACTACTTCCACTGGATCCACTGCTACCACTTGTACCAGTACTACCGCTAGTACCACTTGTACCATTTTCACCACTGCTACCACTGCTACCACTGCTACCACTTGATCCAGCTGTTCCCGTAGTACCAGATGTACCGGATGTACCATATTGATCAACTATGTTTATAGTTCCAATCATACCTGAATGTATAACGCACTGATAAACTATACTATTAGGCGCATCATTGGGTACTCTGTAAATTATTAAAGTGTTTGTATTTGCCAATCCATTTACAGGATCATTGTTTGTTGTTCCTGGTACTGTTGCAGTATTACCACTTGATAATCTCAATGCAAATGGATGTGATGCAGATACGCCGCTTACATTAAAATAATACAACTGACCTCTCACTACCGTAATAGTAGGAAAAGTACCAGAATAACCAGCAATGTTATAATTAAAACCAGAACTAGTTACTGTAAATAAACCACCACCTTCTATACCACTTGTTCCACTACTGCCACTGCTACCGCTGGATCCACTGGTACCATCACTGCCGCTTGTACCACTACTTCCACTACTACCGCTACTACCGCTAGATCCGCTACTACCACTACTTCCACTACTTCCACTGCTACCACTTGTACCAGATTCTCCACTACTACCGCTAGACCCACTGGTACCATCACTACCACTTGTGCCACTACTTCCGCTACTACCGGCTGTTCCCGCAGTACCAGATGTACCAGATGTACCATATTGGTTTACTATATTTATAGTTCCAATCATACCTGAATGTACAACACATTGGTAAACTATACTAGAAGGAGCGTCTTCAGGTACTCTGTAAATTATTAAAGTGTTTGTATTTGCCAATCCATTTACAGGATCATTATTTGTGGTGCCAGGTACAGCACTAGTATTGCCACTTGACAATCTCAAGGCAAATGGATGTGACGCAGATACACCGCTTACATCAAAGTAATATAATTGTCCCCTTACCACCGTAATGGTAGGAAATGATCCAGTGTAACCAGCGATATTATAATTAAATCCAGAACTTGTTACGGTAAACAATCTACCACCTTCTATACCGCTGGTACCACTGCTGCCACTGCTACCGCTTGACCCACTGGTACCATCACTGCCGCTTGTACCACTCGTACCACTTGATCCTGTTAAACCACTAGTACCAGCGGTTGCAGATGTACCACTTGATCCACTTGACCCACTTGATCCACTGGTGCCATTTGTTCCACTGGTGCCACTGGTACCACTTGTGCCACTGGTACCACTTGTTCCGCTACTACCTGCGGTGCCAGAAGTGCCTGATGTACCGCTGGTGGTTTGATTTAAAGCGTAACTCGCGGTTATGGCCCAACTTGCGGTTATTGGATATGTACTGGAAGTATATAACTTTGTGCCACCATTGAGTGCCCAACTGGAAGTTATTGGGTATGTACTGCCGGTATACAATTTGGTGCCACCATTGATAGCCCAACTTGCGGTTATTGGATATACACTGCCTGTGTATATTTTGGTACCAGCATTTAATGCATAACTTGCGGTTGTAGCATTAAATGCGTAACTGGATGATCTTGATACTAGTGCGTAACTGGCTGTTTTAGCATAACTAGCACTTAATGCTTTTTTAGCAAAACTAGCGGTTATGCTAGGTGAAGAAAAAAGAGTACTAATGTCTATTCTTTTGCTTGACCCAGAAAAAAAGCTACTTGTATCGTTTACATCAATTACGTACAGCAAATCATTGATAGACGCTGTAAATAATTGTGGTAGATCTGTTATTCTCATTCTTTAATAAATATTAAAACACTGTTATATATCTATACTAAATCCGTATTCATCCACCAATGTTCCACCGTCTTCCAATGATGCTTCTACCCATATACCTGATGTTGCGCTTATTTTACGTTCAACATTGGAACAATTGAGTATAACAGGTAGGTTTGCGTTGGAACCTGTATCATATTGATATACTGGCCAATTTTTTGTAATAAAACTGGCTCTGTAGGGTGTATTATAATCAAAGTTGGTTACATATGTGCCAGGATTAGAATTACCTATTACTTGAAATGCTAAATCTTCACCAAAATTTACTATACTTTGAGTTAAATTACCCCCGTTCATATAGTAAATAATATTGATTTGTTTTACATAATTTGTGGGTGAATCACTATTAAATGTAACAGCTGAAGCGGTACTGTATGGTCTAAATGTAGTATTTGAACCCAATACAGTATCAATTAATGCTGCATTATATGATATATTTTTAAATGACCCAGATATTTTTGTGCTATTATTTGAGTCAAGTAAATTTCTTAACGATGATAATCTATTGTTTTCACTAACATTTACTTCAAATCTAGTATCATCATATCTTAACGATCTTAAGTTAGATGATTGATTTACCAACTTATTGTTGGATTCATCTTCATATACCAATTTACGCAAATTATCTGTGGTATTAACCAATTTATTATATTCACTCAACGAATAATTCAAATTAGTTAATGCTACATTGTATGTCATATTATTTGAATATGGTCCTTGAAACATACTCAAATTGGTCAATACACTACTATTTTGGATAACCGATTTTATGTATTCGTTTGGTACAAATGTTACAGAATTTAAAGATGTTGCAAATGAAACACTGTCATCATAATCAGCAGATTTTAATATTAAACTATTTAAACCATTATTTTGAGCAATTAAATCAGTAGCATAATAATTGTAATTTAAACTATTGATGGTAAGATTTTCATTTACAATTTCTAAATTAATTGATTTATAATTGAGACTAGAAATAGTTAGATTTTCATTTACAATTTCAAGTTGTACAGGATTATGATTTAGACTACCCAAAACATTATTTGAAATAGATACATCATCAAAATTAACATAGTTGCTTAATTTATTTAAAGCTATAGAATTATTGGATATATCAGAAAAATCTACATAATTGTTTAAACCAACTATATTACTTGTATTAATTGATGTATCCGTATAATTTACATAATACCCAGAAGAATTTAGTGCTAATGAAGTATCGGATGCGTCAGTATAGTTTACATAATATTGAGATCCCACCGTTGATACAGCGGTTTGTGATGCATTGTAAAAATTTACATAATATTGTGAACCCAGTACAGTTTCCGCATTTTGCGACGCATCATAAAAATTTACATAATATTGAGATCCAAGTGTGGATACTGCGGTTTGTGATGAGTCATAAAAATCTACATAATATTGTGAACCCAGTACTGTTTCTGCAATTTGCGATACATCATAAAAGTCAACATAATATTGTGATCCAAGTGTGGATACTGCAGTTTGTGACGTATCGTAGAAATCCACATAATACTGTGATCCCAATGTAGATACAGCGGTTTGCGACGTATCTGTGTAGTTTACATAATATTGTGATCCCAATACAGATACTGCGGTTTGAGATGTATCATATATGTTTGTATAATAAGATGATCCCAACAACTGCACAACATTACTTCCCATATCAACTTGAACAGGCAAATGTAATGTGCTATGTAAGTTGATACTGTTTATTGAATTATCTATATCAGGCTTATAAGTGATAATACTATTAAGTGATATGTTTGTATTACCACTATCTAATATATCAGTGTAATAATTTGAACCGTTTAATGCTATATTAGTTATTGTTTGATCAGTTATATTTTTATAATGATCAACATTATTTAATGTATTGTATATAGCACTTGAGTTTAATATTGGAGTATCATATATGGTACTATTTAGTGCTATATTTTGATTACCAATATTTATTCTTGGGTCAATTAATTGAACATTTGAAAGATTAATTGAATTTACTGATTTATCACCGTCAAGTTTTAAACTTATGTTATTTAAGCCTGGTGATATTGTTACAGATTCTACATTTGCGTTTGTATAAGTTACACTGTTTAGTGATTGTGCATAATCAATTTTATCTCCAATTGACGATGGTATAGAAACACTATTAAGAGAACTGTATAATGTAGCTGGGGTATATAATGGTATAACATTAGCAGATCGTAATGTTATATTATTGGTAGATGATTCTGTGTTTAATTCGGTAAGCGCTGAATTAAGAGTAAGATTTAAACTTGCGCTTTCTACTACTTTTACTCTGAAAATGAGATTGCGTCTATTTAATGAAAGAGGCGTACCCAAATACTTTCTGGTAAGAAAGATTGGGTAGATAGGATTAAATAGAAACGACGATGAATTTGTAGCTCTAAATATCATTGGTTTATATACATATTATAAACCAAAACTATAAATAGATCAGAATGGAGGATTAGGATCTGTCCATTCGGGTGTAGCTAGTATATCTAATATTTCGGGGTAAGTGTATGGACCTTCTTTGGTGGTCATTTGACTGAAGAATTCAGGTGTTGCGCCATCCCATTTACAAAATGTTTTGGTTTGGTCAACACTTTTTCTTACAGTATCGATTGAAGTTTCTTCCACTTTAGTGAAATCTACAAGATTCAATTCACTTACATTGAATATCATAAATTCTCTATCCTCGTATATTGTTACGTTTGTTTCACTCATAAATTTTATAGTCCGTATCTACCTTTTGTTGCGTTATAGTTTTGTAAGATTTCTGTTGCGGTTAATGCTCTGTTGTATATCAATAAATTAGATACAGAGCCGGACCAATAAGCACCGGAAGGTCTTCTACCTATTTGAACAGTATCTGTAGTTGTCGCATATACTAATCCGCCTAATGTACCTGTACCATTACTTAAAACACCATCTATATATATTGATGTTGTATTACTCGCAAGAGTTGTTGTATTAGTTGTATATACTGATACTATATTTCTCCAAGTATTATTATTGACTGTTGCTGTGCTTGCTCTGTTATAAGTATTAGTACCATCAGAACCTTTTGTAGTACCAGAAACTGTTCCTTCGGAGTTAAATTGAAACAGCCAACCTGCCGTAGAAGCAGTTGCACCTTTAGAAATAATAACACCACTTGTAGCGCTTGTTTTTATCCATAAACTCACAGTAAATGTGACATTTGCAAATTGAAAAGTTGTTCCGGTATTAACTGTATCAACGTAATCATTTGTGCCATCAAAAACGATACTTCCTTGATTACCCGCACTAAATGTAGGTCCATTTGTCAATGTGCCATTATTACTATTACCACTCAAATCTCGCCAAGCTGTGCCGCTACCAGCGTAACTGTTTTTATCGGCCGCATCTAGTGCTAATAATAAACCGCTTGTTACAATTTTTGGACCTCTGGCTATTCCCATATACTATAATTATAATCCAAATCTATTTTTAACTGCGTTATAATTTTGTAATAATTCAGATGCGGTTAATGTTCTGTTATAAATCGTACATATAGATAATGAACTATCTAAATATCCAGAAACTCCTTCATAAGAATTTAAATATATAAAATCTGGATCTGTTATTAATGGGACATCACCTAAAGAAGAACCAATAGTTGTACTTTTTAATGTATTATTTATATAAATATTGTATTTAGAACTTTCGTAGTTAAAAACAACATTATACCAGACACCAGCAGATAAAGACCCTCCATCGTTAACAGCCGTTCTTCTGTCACCTGGTTCTTGTACAATAGTAATATATTCATTCGCAACACGGTTTGTTGTATCGCCAAAACTTATATATTTAGCAGTACTACTTTTGAAATGAATTAAAGGTTTATAAGCCGATGTAGAATTAATTATTGTTGTTGGTTTAAACCACATACTAATACAGTATATATTAAATGCAGATACTGGATTCAAAACCGCATAATCATTTGTACCATCAAAAACTATACTACCTTGATTACCAGCACTAAATGTAGGACCGTTTGTTAATGTGAGATTTTTTCCATTACCACTCAAATCTCGCCAAGCTGTGCCGCTACCAGGATAACTGTTTTTATCAGCTGCATCTAGTGATAAAACACATCCACTTGTAATTATTTTGGGTCCTGATATACCAGACATATATACTATAATTATCTACCAAATCTACTTTTAGTTGCGTTATAATTTTGCAATACTTCAACGGCAGTTATTGTTCTGTTGTATATAAAAACATTAGATAAATTTCCACCGGAATAATATTGGGTACCGCCTTCATTATTTGCGCCAAGCCACATAGTATTATTTGAATATGGTGTGGTTCCATTTCCAAGTGCAGATGATACATCTAAAGAACCATTAACATAAAGCGACCAAACATTTGCGGATTTTGTCCAGGTAAAATTATACCAGTTATTTAACGGATATGTATTTATCGTTGCACTATTTAAATATGTGGCGCTCGATTCTCTACCACCAACACCAAATTTAGTTGATGCTACATCATAATACATAATAAACCCATTAAAAGCAGTAATGTTATTATATCTACCCAAAAAATATCCACTTGCACTAGTGACTCTTACCCAAACAGAAACACTTATATTAATAAGATTACAATAAGTGCTTGTGCCCATATTAACATAATCATCCACACCATCGAAAACTATACTACCCATATTACCCGCGCTAAAAGTAGGACCATTGGTTAATGTGCCATTGTTACTATTACCGCTTAAATCACGCCACGTTGTGCCTGTGCGAGGATAGCTAAGACGTTCAGCTGCATCTAGTGCCAATACCAAACCGCTTGTGACTATTCGTGGGCTATAGTACATAAATTATGATTCGTTTAATATACTTGGCCAAATTGTTTTTAATTGGTCTGGGGTAGTTACGGATGATAAATCGGTGGTTGTAACATCTCTTAGTGCTTGTTTTTGTGTTGCGATTTGTTGTTGTTTGGCTGTGTCTCCGGTTTCAACAGCACGCATAAATTGTGTATCTAATTTTTCTAAGATAGGTTTTCTTGCGGTTCTCCATCTATTTTTTTGTATTTCTTTGGCTTTATCAAGGTTTATGGTTATCATAAAATTATAGTGTATCTGTTGGATATTCCCAGGCGTTTCTGAATGTTCTATCTGTTGGTATATCTTCTACCGGCACAATTTTATATGATGTTGCTGCGGGTACATCTTTTGCAGCAATTCGTTCAATAAATTCATCATAAGTTTCATTGGAATTTTTTGCACTTATGGATGGAATTATTATAGCAACTCCACCATTTTCCGTTGGGTATATTATTCGTTTTTCACTCATACTCTTATATATAGTTAATTTCAATTGCTAAATATAGATACACAGTTAGTATCTTCATCTTGAACACTATTTGTTAAATTAATTACACCGATTCTTACACTTGTAGTTGTATAATTTGTAAATCCGATTACACTAGTTCTAGACCCAACAACAATTCTAGAAGACCCCACAGCACAATAATTTGTATTATTTAATGCGGTACTAAAATTAACTGTATATTCACCCACCCCTAAATCTGTTATGCTACTTACATTATAACTATCTCTTATAGCTACAGTACCTGTTCCATTAAAGTTGACCCAAGCTTTTGCTAATTGTGCGCCATTTATACCACCTGTTCCTATTGCAAATCCTGTTGCAGTACTATTAACCACTACACTACTATTTGCATCACCCGCACTATCTAAAAATTGCGTGGTAGATGGCGTAAAATTACTGGTATATCTTGCAATACCTTTGGTAATTCTTAATTCATCTATATAACCATTAAAATAATATCCATCACCACTAGCTCCTATATAAAAGAAATTTGTTGTACTTGTTACACCACTATACGTAACAGTTGTAACACTTACCCCATCTCTATACATTGTCCAATTTGAACCATTTCTCACTATAGCAAAATGTATCCATTGATTATTTGTAAGATCAGTTGGATCTGCCAACAATGCATTGTTGGCAGAATAGTTACCAATCCAAAGTGCCATTTTACCACCATAAGATGTGTGTTTTCCAAAATAAATACTATTAGACGAAAATAACGAATAATTACCTAAAACAGGACGAAGTGAATTAGCCGTGCCGTCAATAAAATAAAACCAACCCTCAATTGTAAAATTTGCACTTTCTAGTGCTAAATTAGCATTTGTATTAGTAGTTAAATAATCATTTGTACCGTCAAATAATACGCTACTGCCGCCGAATTTGCTTTGTGCAGTACTTATGGCAGCGCCATTAACTGAAGTAACAGTTAAGTTATTTTTGCTATTATCTGTCATAGTGGTACTACCATTTGTACCATTAAAATGCATCAATAAGCTGGTTTGTGGATAATAAACATCACCTGTTGTTGTTCCAACAGGTACTGCGATTTGTGATAAAAAAGGTTTGGTTGCCATAAAATTTTATAATTCGGATGAAACCGAAACAGTTCCTAAAATTGTTGCGGGTACACCAGTTGCTCCTTGTGATGGTGATAAACTGTTAATATTAAAAAGTATACCGGCTCGATTCGCAGTGATAGTTACATTGCTGGTAGAAGTAGTTGATGTACCGGTACCAAATAAATCAACTGATATAGAATTTCCTGTTGATAATGTGACGGTTTGATTATCTGCTCGCATCGTAACAGACAATGGTAGTTTTATATATGCAGCTGATGTATTTAATTCGCTACCTGCACCTATAGCTCCATTAATAGATGCAAAATATCTTTGACACAATATTAATTCTTGTCCAATCATGCGTCTTTCAAATGGTGTTGCTAATGGACCTGCTTCTAATTGAACATTGTCTATAGTCCAAGTACCAGATGTTTGAGCACCAACACTAAATACAATTTCAAGACCTGTAATAGCCGCTGATGGAATAAATATTTGTGCGCTATATCTAGTCAATGTACTAGTTACAGTAAATGTACCCGTCGATATTTGTGTTCTAGTTGGACTTGCCAATGTACCAAATGTATCCGAAGTATTAGCATAATAAGCCGTCCAAGTTACACTAGTCAATACACTATTAGCCAAATCTACACCAAGTGTTGCAGTAGATCCTGCCAAATCAATACTATTAGCCGCTTCTATTCTTTGTCCAAATCCAATAGCAGTAACACTAGCCGCACCTGTAAATCTATAAGCAAATTGATTATTAGCCGAACCAGTGATTCTTTGTCCAGTAACATTAGCCCCAGTACAATATGCATACCATCTATCCACTGTATAAGCTAATGCAGCCGCAGCAGTAATTGTTTGTGCTGCACCAGCATTTCTTTGGTCAACTGCCATAGCACCATTAATAATACGATTAATATTGCTAGAATTTAAATTAAAACCAGCGGTACCAATACTAACACCTGTAGCAGTACTATTTACTACCAACGATTTACCTACATCACCACCAGTATTAGAAAATGCAGTGGTAGATGGCGTAAAATTACCGGTATATCTTGCATACCCATTCGTTATTCGCAATTCATCTATATAACCGTTAAAATATTCTGATGCAGCACTATAATCCCATACTCCTATTCTCAAAGTTTGTGAACTAGCCGCAGGTGTATTTAATGAAGTAATTGTTCCTGCTAATGTTCCATCTACATAAACTGTACCAGTTGTACCTGATTTTACCATTGCAAAATGATGCCATGCATTATTAGATGGAAGAGATACATCTATTTTTTGTTCATTCGCAGATGTAGTTGCATAAAAATAAAATCTTATTAATGTGCTAAGTCCTCTAATTGAAAATGATAGTCCTGACCAAGTGGCTGTACCCGTAGTATAAAATCCTCTGTGTAAATATCCCATATTACCGGCTGCAAAATTTGAACTATATGCCCAAAATTCAATCGTATAATCTCCAAGTAAGTCAAATACTGAATTGCTTGCTATAGAAAGATAATCGTTCGTACCGTCAAACAATACACTTGCACCACCAAATTTACTTTGCGCAGTGCTTATGGCAGTGCCATTAACTGAAGTAACAGTTAAGTTATTTTTGCTATTGTCTGTTATAGTGGTACTACCATTTACACCATCAAAGTGTAACAATGCAGCAACTTGTGGATAATAAGCATCACCTGTTGTTGTGCCTGTCAATACTATATTGGCTAAATTAACATCACTACTATTTGTAGCAGTTACCAAATATCTAGCATTAATTTTACTACCCGAAGGATAACTTTCTGTAAATGTAACTTTACTAGCACTTACAGTATAATCTGTTATGGGTGTTTGTATAATACCATTTACACTCAACAACACATCACTGGGGGAAACTACGCTTCTGCTTAAAGTATATAAATTACTACCACTCACATAATTCAATGTTTGATTTACAAGAGCAGTACCACCATTCAACGCATAACTAGCCGTAATAGCTCTACGTGACCAACTAGCAGTTATAGGATACAAACTACCTGTTCTTAATGTACTACCACCCCCACCAGAAGCATTTAAAGCATAACTAGCAGTCTTAGATAATAATGAATAACTGCTCGTTACACTAACCTTTGTATAATCAAGCACATTTACATATACCCTATTCACACTACCACTTAAAGACCCACTACCAACTATAGGTTGATTTGGATAAGTTAATCGTGTCAATTTAAGCGAACTATCACTCAACTTTTGCACTCCATAATCCACATACTTGTCATCAATACCACCAACCAAACCTACATACTTTGTAAGCACTTGATTTCTTGAATTTGGAAATGGTGCATTAGATGGGGTAAAATTAGCAGTATATCTAGCTACACCTTTGGTAATTCTTAATTCGTCTAAATAACCATTTAAAACAGTTGCTGGTGTAACACCCCAAGTAGTAGCATAATTACTACCTATTGCTAATCCTCTCGCGTTTGGATTATATGGAGTAAGTGCCAAAGTTTGTGTGTAACCTTGAACACCGTTAATATATCCTCTATATACATTTCCTTGTCTAGTAACTGCTATATGATTCCAAGTATTTACACTAACCGTTCCTATTCTTCCAGTAGCACCTGTTTCAGAACCAATATCATATCCATTATTCGCAGAACTACCGGCGAAATTAATACCATCTGTGTTATTAACCAGTTCGTAACTTGCCCAAGCTATATTCAATCCACCTGCAAAATTTAAAATCATTCCACCATTTAAAGTAATCGGATAAAACCAAACTTCAATTGTAAAATCACCCGATAAATTAAATGCGTTATTATAGTTAATTAAAAGATTATCAGCCGTGCCATCAAAATATGCACTTGCTCCTCCAAATTTATATTGTGAAGTGCTTAATCTAGAATCACCGTTAGAAGTAATCGTAAAATTGTTTCTGCTACTATCAATAAATCTTCCCGCAGGATTCAAACTATCAAAGTGGCACAATAAGCTAGAACTGTTATAATATTGATCCAATGTCGCAGCATCCCATTCTTCCACCACACTTACATCCCACTTGTTGCTACTTAAGCTTAGTCCAGTTATGGTGTTTGTGCTACCTGAGGTTACATTGGTCCAAAGTGTTTGTTTCGCGATACTGCCTGTTTGCACCGTTGCGGTACTGCTTGTACCACTGGATCCTGCCGTGCCACTTGTGCCTGGCGAACCAACTCCGCTTGTACCACTACTACCAGCAGTAGCACTTGTTCCACTTGTGCCACTATTGCCTGATGTACCGCTACTACCATTTGCGCCACTTGTGCCACTGGATCCAGCTGCGCCTCCCAATACATAACTAGCTGTTAGTGCTCTACGAGCATAACTGCCTGTACCACTGAAAGATCCTGTGAATGAACCTGAATTAATTAGATATGGTCGTATTTTAAGTAATGACATATTATTCCGAAATTAAAATCCAAGATTGTGTTGTTTCATCCCAATTATAAAATTGTCCGTCAGTTGGATATGGTATTGGTGACTCCCAGTTACAGATTTGTTCATTTAATATCCAACTTGGATATGGTTGTGGTGGTATGAATGCATCTAAGTTCATATCATATTTAAATCCAATTCCAGCAAAATTTTTTCTAAATGATTTAGATTGATCGATATCTGGTAAATTTGTTATTGAATTATAATATATACCCCCTTTAGTATTATAACTAGTTCGTTTACATATCTGTCCCTTTTTAATTGTATAATAATGTTCCCAATCAAAAAGTCTTTCGTCTTTACCGACAATCACTTCGGTAACTACATAATCTTCATTTAAAAATGCGTAATGTGCCATATTTTTAAGAAATTGTTATTGTGTCTGAACCAGCTGTAAACGTAGTAATTTTATAACTCCCAGTAATAACAGTCGATGAGGTCAAACCCACCCCAATTGTTAAAGTTCTACTAGATAAATATTTTACAATTACAATACCTGATCCACCATTATATGCACTTTCATTTGGATATCCACCACCTCCGCCACCTCCTCCACGCGCCGCCTCGCCCGCAGATCCGTTTCCATTTCCATAGTTACCATTTCCACCTCCGCCTAGACCACCTGTTCCGCGATTGGTGACACCACCTTGTCCACCATATACACCGCCGCCTCCGCCGCCAGCATAATATATTGGAGTGCTTGAAATATTAGATATAAGTCCATTTCCACCATTACCTCCTGAACCAGGAGTATAACTTCCGCCAATAGCACCAGCACCACCACCACCACCACCAGCATATGGCGGACTAGTAGGACTACCAGCTCCACCATTATTACCTTGTGACACAGTTCCAGATCCACCTGCACCCTGGGTTGCACCACCTCCACCTGAACCGCCTGGGTTAGCCGGTTTGTATTCAGATCCTCCTCCGCCACCACCTATCGATGTAATTGATGCAAATACACTGTTGCCTCCATTGGTTCCATTTACGGATCTAGATGGTGAGCTAGATCCTCCTGATCCAACTGAAACAGTGTATGGTACAGATCGATTCAAACCTAAAGATCCAGTACGAAAACCACCCGCACCTCCGCCACCAGCGTGTGCAAGTCCACCGCCGCCTCCACCTGCTAAAACCAAATATTGAAATTGGTCTTGGCTGGTAATATATGTTATAGCGTTTATTTTAAATGCAGATGCACCATCAGTATTCATCAAATATATTGGATAAGTACCTTCATTTTTTGAAATTACATTCACATTAAGTTTGTTGCTATTCACATATGTAACCACTGATCCAGACGTATTATCTATAAATATAGATGCACTGGGCTTAAAATTACTACCTGATATAGTAATGTAACTGGTATTGGGTTTGAATAAATCTATAGCTGATGCTGTGGTTGGGGTATAACTACTGTTTGTATATATAATTGACTTTATTTTGGGTATATCTAATGAATTAATTGAATTTAACGAATAACTGCTGGTTACATATACTTTGCTATAATCCAATACGTTCACATACACTCTGTCCACAGATGAACTCAATGATCCACTTGGAAATGGCGATGTAGTTTGACTCATCTTTACCACTTTAAGCGAACTATCACTCAACTTCTGCACACCATAATCTACACTTTTATCATTCAAACCACCAATCAAACCTACATATTTGGTTGCATATTGCGTTATACTAGCATTATTTGGAAATTCCGATGTTTGTGGTGTAAAATTACTAGTATATCTAGCTATACCTTTAGTAACTCTCAATTCATCTATATAACCATTGAAATATCTACCATAAAATTCGTCCGCCCCTATTCTGGGACCAGAACTAAGATTACCGATGTTACCACTAAAAGTGCCTGTCGCACGAGATGTTCCATCAACATAGCACACCCACGCACTACCATTTCTTACTATAGCAATATGATGCCATGCATTGTCTCTAATACTTACACCCGTTGTTAATAACAGAGGTGCAACACCTGAATAATCAGCCACATATAATGCAATATCACCTGCAGTGCTTGATGCCTGATTTATCATCACCGACCACATACCACTGCCAAATGAAGAAGGTGTCCTAGAATAAAGAGTAGCGTATTGAACACTACTTGTAGTTTTTATCCACATCTCCCAAGTCAAATTATTTGTACCTGGTTCTAAGGATTCATTATCTGGTATAGAAAGATAATCATTTGTGCCATCAAATAATCCACTAGCACCACCAAATTTACTTTGCGCCGTACTAATTGCAGTACCATTAACCGATGTAACAATTAAAACATTTTTGCTATTATCAGTGAATGTGGTGCTTCCATTTGTACCATCACAATGCAATAATAAACTACAACTATTATAATATTGATCACCAGCTATAATTACAGCGTCCCACTCTTCTTTTATATCTACACCCCACTTGTTACCGTTCAAATTTAAGCCGGTTATAGTGTTTTGACTGCCTGAGACTACATTGTATAATATGGTTTGCTTAGCTAAGCTACCTGTTGTGACAATACCACTTCCGCCGTTAATATAACGTATATCAATGATGCTACCATTTTGTGGTGGGGAACTTAAAGTTAATGTGGTACCACTTACAGTATAATAATTACCACTTCTACCTTGCAACACACCATCTACATTTACCAATATTTGATCACGATTAGCTACACTTTGTGATAAAGCATAAGTGGTAGTACTACCATTTCCTATATAAGTTTGACCCAACGATAAAGCTGGAGTGGTACTGGTTCCACTACTACCACTACTACCTGGCGATCCAGCACCACTTGTACCACTGCTGCCTGTAGCACCACTGCTTCCGCTTGTACCACTATTTCCACTGGATCCACTTGAACCAGATGTACCACTTGATCCTGCTGTTCCACTAGTGCCTGGAGAACCTACACCACTTGTGCCGCTACTACCAGCAGTGGCACTAGTACCAGACGATCCACTAGTACCATTTGCACCACTACTTCCGCTACTACCACTTGTACCATTTGCGCCACTTGTGCCTGATGAACCAGCTGCTCCGCCTAATACATAACTCGCAGTTAATGCTCTACGAGCATAACTGCCTGTACCACTGAAAGATCCTGTAAAAGATCCTTGAGATATTAAAGATGGTAATATTTTTAGTAATGGCATAAATTAACTTGGCTTTGGATACTTTTGTTTTATTGGGTCAATTATGTTAGTTTTCCACGCGTCAATTCCATTATGATAAATATAATCCAATTGTTCACTAACAGTAGGATATTCTTTTTTTCTATTTTCTTGACAAAATCTTAATGCAAAACTAGGAATTTGATTAACATTTGTTTCATTGCCCACACAATCACTTAATATGATACGAGAATGTCCTGGTCCTGGTTCTGCATCACCTGTTCCTTCTACCACTTTGAGTGTAATATCACCTGTAATATCATTATATAGTACTATCATAAAATTATGTTCCTATTGTTGTTCCACTAGGTCTTACAATTAAACCACCTACACTAGTTGAATAAGTTGTTACCGCTGTTAATCCTGTATTTTGTACTTGTATAATTCCCCCATATGCTAAATATGCAATATTTGAATTTGTTCCTTGAGAATTTGTATCAGCCGTAATGATCCCGTTGAATAAAGAAACTATATATCTATCCATCGAAGTAAAATAACAGTATCTTACCCAAGCAGTTCCTCCAGCTTGAGTCATTACACCATTTCCAGAGCCGACTGTAACTGATCTTGGGTGGTTTGTAAACGAACAATAATATACATTTGCATTACCATTTTCTATCACCAATCCAGTTTGATACGTACTTGTATTAACTGCTAATCTTAAATAATTTACTTCTGTATATGTAGAATTATTAGAAATATAAATAGGAACCGATCCACTTAGTGTTACATTTTTAGCAAACGCTACTGTGTTATTTGAAGAATTTCCACTTATATAAATCGATCCATTAGAAAAATTAAAAAATCTCAAACCTGTGGATAAATTGTAATTGCCATCAGCAAATTTAAATGTTAAAGTTTTGTTACCTAAATTTCTTGGTTGCACATCAATCAATGCTTGAATTTGTGCAGTAGTAAATGAACTACTAAATGATACTGTTTTATCCTCAGTTAATATTTGACTTCCACCAAGTAAATAACTGCTGCTAACAGCTCTACTAGCAGTAATTGGATACAAACTACCCGTTCTTAGAGCATTACCACTTTTTAAAGAATAACTAGCAGTCAAAGCATTTGTAGCATAACTGCTGGTCACATTTACTTTATTATAGTCCAACACATTCACATACACCCTATCCACACTGCTGCTCAATGATCCACTTGGAAATGGCGATGTGGTTTGACTCATCTTTACCACCTTAAGCGAACTATCACTCAACTTCTGTACGCCGTAATCTACACTTTTATCGTTCAAACCACCAATCAAACCAACATATTTGGTTGCATATTGCGTTATACTAGCATTATTTGGAAATTCAGAAGTCGGCGGTGTAAAATTACTAGTATATCTAGCTATACCTTTGGTTACTCTCAATTCATCTATATAACCAATAAAATATTCGCCAAATGATGGAAAAGCTCCAATATTAATCGACGCATCAACGTCTGAATTTCCTACAGCAGTTGACAAAACACTTACACCATTTAAATATAAATTAATTGTAGTTCCATTATAAACAGCAGCTACGTGACTCCATACATTTGCTGTTGGTGTTGTAGATGATACAATTTCAGTTCCGTTAAAATAACTAAGATATCCTGTGGTAACTCTTAAGTAAACTTGCCAGGCACTGGTACCAGTGCCTGGAATTCTTTTTGCAATTATAGGCCTATAATTAGAATAATTGCCTGTTGGACGAATCCAACATTCTATTGTATATGACCCACCCGATAAGTTTAGTGCTGAATTATTTGTTATAGAAAGATAGTCATTTGTACCATCAAAATATACACTTGCACCGCCAAATTTACTTTGATCGGTACTTATAGCCGTACCATTAACCGATGTAACTGTAAAATTATTTTTACTATTATCAGTAAATGTAGTACTACCATTACTTCCATTAAAATGCATCAATAAACTACAGCTATTATAATATTGATCGCCGGCTACAATTACAGCATCCCATTCTTCTTTGATATCCACACCCCACTTGTTGCCGCTTAAATTCAAACCGGTAATTACGTTTTGACTACCTGAGACTACATTATATAATATGGTTTGTTTAGCAATGCTACCTGTTTGAACAGTACCATTTGCACCGCTTGTGCCACTTGAACCTTGACCAGCATTTATAAATCGAACATCAATCAATCCACCACTTTGAACGGGGTCACTCAAAGTTAAAGTTGTACCGCTTACAGTATAATTGCTACCACTTCTGCTTTGAACTACACCATTGGTTACAACAAGTATTTGATCTCTATTGGCTGCGGTTTGACTCAAAGTATATACAGTTTGACTACCATTGCTTACAAATGTTTGTCCAACTGCAAGTGAAGACCCACCACCACTAGCATTTAATGCATAACTAGCTGTTAAAGATCTACGAGACCAACTGCTTGTAATAGGATACGTACTACCAGTTGTTAATGAAGCACCCCCACCACTTGTTCCACTACTTCCACTATTACCTGAAGTACCTGACGTTCCAGTTGCGCCAGTTGCACCACTGGTACCACTACTGCCATTTGCCCCGCCACCTAATATATAACTTGCAGTTAAAGCATTTGTAGCATAACTGCTAGTTACACTGACGTTTGTGTAATTAAGCACGTTAACATATACCCTATCTACTGATGAGCTAAGCGATCCACTTGGAAAAGGCGATGTGGTTTGTGTCATCTTCACCACTTTAAGCGAACTGTCACTTAATTTTTGCACACCGTAATCTACACTTCTATCATTCAAACCACCAATCAAACCTACATATTTAGTAGCATATTGTGTTAAACCAACATTATTTTGAAATTCGGATGTTCGTGGGGTAAAGTTACTGGTATATCTTGCAATTCCCTTGGTTATACGAAATTCATCTACATATCCATTATATACATTTGCCGAAGTGTGTGTGTATCGACCCAAAGTTGGTACAAAAGTAGTATCGGAAAAATTATAATTACACGTACCTGCTGCAACCTGAGTTCCGTTTATATATAACTTTGTTTGATTTGTTCCGGTGCCTTCTCTTACAAGTGCGATATTGGTCCACGTACCAGTAGATATAGATCCACCTGATATTGAAGATCCTCCACCAGCACCAAATGTTAAATACAGTACACCACCTCCAATTCCTATTAAAAAATAATTATCACCAAGTCTAGTTTGCGCATAAATATATTCGCTAGATACCGAATTTGGATATACCCAGAATTCAACGGTAAAAGGTAACAATCCATAAGCAAATAAATTGCTAGCTGGCCAAGTTATTGCATTTCCCCCGGAAAATACAGCACTAGCTCCTCCGAACTTACTCTGCACAGTACTAATAGAAGCACCAGCTCCTGTAACAGTTAAGTTATTGGGACCATTATCAACGAATGTAGTACTACCATTTGAACCATTTAAATGTAATAATATGCTACAACTATTATAATATTGATCGCCTGGTACAACTACAGCGTCCCATTCTTCTTTGATATCTACACCCCACTTGTTACCACTCAAATTTAAACCGGTTATAACATTCTGACTACCAGATACAACATTATATAATATAGTTTGTTTAGCAATACTGCCTGTTTGCAAACTAGCAGTGATGCTTGTGCCACTTGATCCTGCTGTACCACTTGTGCCAGGTGAACCAACTCCACTTGTACCGCTGCTACCAGCAGTGGCACTAGTACCAGATGATCCACTCGTACCACTGTTTCCACTGGTGCCACTTGATCCTGTTGCGCCACTGGTACCACTACTACCATTTGCGCCTCCACCCAATATATAACTTGCGGTCAAAGCATTTGTAGCATAACTGCTGGTCACACTGACGTTTGTGTAATTAAGCACATTTACGTACACTCTATCTACACTGCTACTCAATGACCCACTTGGAAATGGTGTGGTTGTTTGAGACATTTTAACCACTTTAAGTGAACTATCACTTAGTTTTTGTACTCCATAGTCTACATTTTTATCATTTAATCCGCCAATCAATCCAATATATTTTGTTGCATATTGTGTCGATCCTACATTGGTTGGAAATTGAGATGTAGCTGGGGTAAAATTGCCAGTGTATCTAGCCACACCGTTTGTAATTCTAATATTCGACAAATACCCAGGAAAATGCCATAGAGCACCATCAACTGAGCTGAATCCACTCTGTCTTCCGATATACAAGTTATTATTAGCACCAGGAGTAACATTTAAATTAATTGAATTCCAAGATACAGAGCTATCTGTTCCTACAAGCGATCCATTATACCAAAATTTAATTTGATTTGAAGTTCTGGTCACCGCAACGTGTACCCAAGTATTCAATGGAATATTAATAGCATTACTTGAAACACCATAATAATCGGGCTGCCCAAAACTATTTCCACCTTTTGTTGAAAAACTTAATTTATTTCCAGCTTGTACGTTATATATAAATGAATAAAAAACTCTACTGTTTGAATTTTCCGCAAAATAATTTCCTAATAGTATTAATGGTGCATATGTTTCACCTACAGCTGTGGTACCATTTTGCGTCAAATATAAGAAACACTCTATAGTAAAATCATTTGTACCTAATAACAACGAAGTTGTATTTGGTGTAGTAAGATAATCACCATTACCATCTAAATAAAGACTACCCCCACTAAATTTAGTTTGCGCCGTACTAATTTGAGCATTACCATTAGCAGTCATCGTTTTCGGCGATGAACTATTGTCAACAAATGTTGTACTTCCGTTGCTTCCGGTGAGACGTAATAATAAATTTACATTATTATAATATTGATCGCCTGGTACAACCGCATAGTCCCATTCTTCTTTGATATCTACACCCCACTTATTTCCGCTCAAATTCAACCCAGTGATTACGTTTTGACTGCCTGAGACCACATTGTATAATACGGTTTGTTTAGCAATACTGCCTGTTTGCAAACTTGCAGTGATACTTGTACCACTTGTTCCTGATGTACCGGAACCACCACCAGACACATAACTAGCTGTTAATGCTTTAAGCGCATAACTGGCTGTGTTTGTATTTGAACCTATTGGTACTGTTACTATGCTACTACTGAAGAAATTGAGTCTCGGTATATTATTTGTGACATTAACTGTAAGTGGATAGTTATCAAAATAAATACTCGCGGTACTTACATATATATCTTTCCATTTATTAGTAGGATTACCCAAACTATATGTGTTATTTTTAGCTGGTATTAAAGATTGACTTATAATATTTAAATAACTAGCAGTAACTGCTTTTCTTGACCAACTGCTTGTAATAGGATAAGTACTACCTGTATTTAATGAAGCTCCTCCACCACTTGTTCCACTACTTCCACTATTTCCGCTTGTACCATTAGTACCACTGTTACCACTTGTGCCACTGGTTCCACTATTACCGCTGGTACCACTTGTGCCTGTTGCACCACTGGTTCCACTGGTTCCACTACCGCCACTCGCATTCAAAGCATAACTTGCGGTTAATGCTCTTTTTGAATAACTGCTGGTACCATAAAATGAACCAGTAAAGCTACCACTTGAAATTAATGCTGGTAATACCTTTGTTAACGTCAACATATCATATAAATATCATAATTATACACATTCATCAAATTAAGATATTTATCTTCCAAATCTACCTTTTACAGCATTATAATTTTGCAATACTTCAGTTGCACTTAATGCTCTGTTGTAAACTAAAGTTTGTGATATACGACCATTAAAATATTGACTATTTACAGCATTGCCTATAGTTGTATATAAACTTGAAATATTAAATGAAAATCCAGTCGCCGTTCCGTCTGCAATTCCATTTGTATATGAAGTTAACGTAGTTCCATTCCAAGTCCAAAAAGTATATCCCCAAGTAGAAGGTGGAATTGCAGTTCCTGATGTTAATCTATCATTACCATAAGTACCAACTCTCACTTTATTATTGGCAGAGTCCCAATACGAAAGCATTGCTAATCCAGTAGAAACATTTCCAAAAAGCACAGGCGTTCCTGTTGCAGTGGGATTAATCCAAGCACCCCAAGAAAAAGATTGATTTCCAGTTATTAATGAACTTATATTTACATAATCATTGGTACCATCAAAAACTATACTACCTTGATTACCAGCGCTAAATGTAGGACCATTTGTAAGAGTACCTGTATTGTTATTACCGCTTAAATCTGTCCAAGTGGTACCACTGCCAGGATAACTCACTTTATTAGCCGCATCCAAACACAATACTAATCCGCTTGATACAATTTTTGGTCCTCTAGATATACCCATATACAGTATAATTATCTTCCAAATCTACTTTTAGTTGCGTTATAATTTTGTAATATTTCAGTTGCAGTTAATTCTCTGTTGTATATTTGTACACTGCCAATAGTGCCTGGAAAAAGTTGAGATCCACTACTGCCTGTAGAAATACCTAAACTGTAATCATCACTAGTTTTATACATCGTTGTGGTATATACTAATACACCGTTTATATATACCTTTGCGTTGTTTGCTGAATTACTAGCAAAATTTAATGTAATAAATCTCCAATTTCCATCAGAAATAGATATACCCGAATTTCTATTAGTGTCTGCACCCCAATCGTAAAGAAGTAAATTACCACCATAATTATATATTCCGTAGTTGAGTGCCTTAACCACTATACCTTGATAAGCTACAGCTGTAGAAGTAGTCTTCATCCACACAGTTACTGTTCCTGAAGTTAATTTCAGAGAGGCACCATTACCACAATTTACATAATCATCGGTACCATCAAATACGATACTACCCAAATTAGCCGTACTAAATGTAGGACCGTTTATTAGTGTACTCGTATTGTTATTACCACTCAAATCAGTCCACGTTGTGCCTGTGCCACGATAGCTAAGTTTATTAGCCGCATCCAAACACAATACCAATCCATTTTCAACAATATCTGGTCCACTTTTACCTGCCATATACTATAATTATAATCCAAATCTACTTTTAGTTGCGTTATAATTTTGCAATACTTCAGCTGCACTTAATGCTCTGTTGTACAATTTATACAAACTTATTTTACCTTGCAGTAATCCACTATTAATACTATTACATCCATTATCTCCATCTACGCCGATAATATTACAATTAGATGCCAACCCACCGTTGGCTGGTCCATTGTTTATAGTTCCCGTTGGGAGTTGAACCCCATTTAAATATGAAACATATGATGTTGCCGTACTTTTATCTCCGCCATTATATACATAATTCAAAAATATCCATTTATTCACAAAATCAGATTGGGTAACTGGTGTAGCCCACTGAGTGTAGTATCCTCTGAAAATCGGAGTACTTAATAAAGTTCCTGATGGATTGTACAATGTAACAAAAAATTCACTATCTTGTTTAACCCTAAAAGGCATCGTATATTGTCCAACACCCCAATTTTTAGTATTATATATACATAATTCCACAGAGAATGGAGACGTACCAGTTCCAACTATATTCTGACTACCAATAGATATATAATCATTGGTACCATCGAACACTATACCACCTTGATTACCCGCGTTAAAAGTAGGACCGTTTATTAGTGTACCATTATTACTATTACCACTCAAATCTGTCCAAGTGGTACCAGTGCCAGGATAACTACGTTTATTAGCCGCATCCAAACACAATACTAATCCACTTGTTACAATCTTTGGTCCGTAATACATAAATTCAAGATTCTAATTTAGTGTATTTTTCTTTTACTGCAAGACACGCATCAAGATATGTTTGCAGTGCTTCATTATCATTTTTCACAATAGCATCCAAATAATTTGCCATTGGTGGATATGCATTTTTTCTTAGGTCAGATATGGTTCTTACAACCACTTCTTCATTTATTGTTAATCCCCATTGTTGACAATATGTAAAATCAAATCCATCATAACTGACAAATGGTTCCAAAGCTGTATAATTTGTTTTGGATAATACCAAGAAACTGGAACAATCTGGTGTTTGCGCAATGATTACAACATCATCAACTTGTTTTCTTTCCATTGGACTTCCAAACAAAGATTCAAAGTTTGTAGCTGGTAATATATAAAGTTTCATATTATTGTATTAGTTTTGGTTCGTTTATGTTGTTTAACTTCAATGCATCAACAATATCTTTTTGTTCCAATAAAAGTGTTTCTTTTGGTACTAACCCCACAAGTTTCAATGATTCAAGTGTTTGTGGATTGCTCATTGCGTTTAACAATTTGGCTGGGGATGGTCTGCCATTGGCAATAATTTCTGCTTGTATTTCCCGTCCGATTGTTACAGTAAATTCGTTATTAGCATTGGCTTCAAACATTTGGTCATCTGTATAACCAGGTATTCTGGTGGGTTCAACTATTGTATATAGTTCTGTTATTAGATTTTCTAAAATCTTTATTTCTTGTCGGTTTAATTCAAATGCATGTTTTTGATCATCAAGATGTGATTCAAGTTCTAATATTTCTGCTTCTAAGTTTAAAATTACGTGCGGTAATGCTGGTAATTCTTTTAGATGTTTTAGTTCAGATAATTTGGCTTTATATTTTAAATCAGCTACTTGTTCCAAAACAGCTGCTCTTTTTCTACCCACAAGAAAACCTTTTAATGTTTTTAACTTTTCCCACGGGGTACTACCTATAACTTGATAACGATAATTAAATTCAGAATTTAGATTTGATGCCATATGTTTGTTTAATATATATTGTTTATGTTGTCGAATAACCTGCAGCTGCTAAAATTCTTCTAGCAGTGCCTACACCCGTTGTATCAGTCGCAACTACACCCGTGCTGCTTACTAAATTTGTAATAGATACAACAGCATTGCTACTATTATAACCATATCCGAATATAGCTTTATCACCACCATATCCCGCAGCAGCTAACTGCCATCTAGCGGTACCAACACCTGTTACATCATTTGCAACTACCCCAGTATTATTTACCAAATTTGTCATAGATACAACTCCTGTGGTATAACCATATCCAAATATAGCTTTATCACCTCCATATCCCGCAGCCGATAGTGATTCTCTAGCAGTACCAATTCCTGTAGTATCATTTGCAACTACACCAATATTAGATACCAAATTAACTATAGATACATTTGCACCAGTAGTACCATATCCGAATATAGCTTTATCACCACCATATCTAGCAGCTGCGGGACTATATCTAGCGGTACCTATGCCTGTTGTATCTGTAGCAACTACACCAGTATTAGATACCAAATTAACTATAGATACAACTCCTGTGGTATAACCATATCCAAATATAGCTTTATCATTTCCATAGGTAGAAGCTGCTAATGATCTTCTATCAGTACCTATGCCTGTTGTATCTGTAGCAACTACGCCAGTATTACTTACCAAATTTGTTAATGACACATTTCCTGTAGTATAACCATAACCAAATATAGCTTTATCAGTTCCATATCCAGCTGCTGCCAAATTGCTTCTAGCACTACCTACGCCAGTTGTATCCGTTGCAACAACGCCTGTGTTATTTACCAAGTTCGTCATAGATACATTTGCACTAGTATAACCATATCCAAATATAGCTTTGGTTGTATTATTTGAAGTGGGTATTAAATAACTTGCTGACAAAGAATTTCTAGCATAACTGCTGGTTACACTCACATTAGTATAATCCAATACATTTACATACACTCTGCTTACACTGCCACTCAATGATCCACTGCCAATTAACGGTTGATTTGGATAAGTTAATCGTGTCAATTTAAGCGAACTGTTGCTTAACTTCTCAACACCATAATCCACATACTTATCATCAATGCCACCAACCAAACCCACATACCTTGTAAGCACTTGATTTCTTGAATTTGGAAATGGCGCGGAAGGAGGTGTAAAATTAGCGGTATATCTTGCTACACCTTTTGTTATTCTTAATTCATCTAAATATCCATTTAAAACTGTATTTGATGATCCCAATATATTTGCTCCTATTTCTAGAGGTGCCGTGCCATTATATAATGTTCCAGAAATAGATTGTGTTGCGCCTTGTTGAACGCCGTTGACCCAGAAATATACATTTGTAGAACTTCTTACACATGCAATGTGATACCACTGACCAACATTCGGAGTCCAATTTACACCTAAATTTGTGTTAGACGTTCCGTTAGTTGAATAAGTTAAATATAATTGATAAGTTCCAGCATTATTATATAAATAAATAAAATAAGAATTATTGCTTGATGACCATTTTGATATTATAGTTGAGTAATATCCATTAGAAGATGGCAGTGTTACAAAATAAACAAACGATTCTAATGTAAAATCTGAACTACCCAATTCAAATGCATTGTTATCGGGTATTAACAAATAATCAATTGTACCATCAAAATAAGCACTTGCTCCACCAAATTTATATTGCGAGGTGCTTAATTTAGCATCACCACTTGATGTTATCTTAAAATTGTTTCTGCTATTATCAATAAATCTTCCAGAAGGATTCAAACTATCAAAATGACACAACAAGCTACAGCTATTATAATATTGATCCAATGTTGCAGCATCCCATTCTTCCACCACGCTTACATCCCATTTGTTGCTACTCAAATTTAAGCTGGTTATTGTGTTTGTGCTGCCTGAGGTTACATTGGTCCAAACTGTTTGTTTCGCAATACTGCCTGTTTGAACTGATCCTCCGCCACCACCTCCACTTGAATTCAAAGCGAATGAAGCGGTAACAGCGTAACTGGATGTACCAAGAAATAATGATCCTGTTGAAATTAAACTGGGTGATACTTTTGTTTTTCCTAATGCAGGCATACTTTATAAATAGTTAATGTCGTTTTATTACCACATTCATTTTTAACTGGTACTATATCCAGATGCAGCTAAAAGTCTTCTAGCAGTACCAATTCCCGTTGTGTCATTCGCAACTACACCTGTATTACTTACTAAATTAACCATAGAAACTTCTGCAGTAGTATAACCATAACCAAATATAGCTTTATCAACACCATATCCAGCAGCAGCTAATTGTATTCTATTGGTGCCAACACCAGTTGTGTCAGTTGCAACCACTCCAACGTTTGATACCAAATTAGTTATAGATACATTTACACTGGTTAAACCATAACCAAAAATAGCTTTATCATTTCCATATCTAGCTGCACGTAGATCTCTTCTAGCAGTACCTACACCAGTTGTATCTGTTGAAACCACGCCAGTATTACTTACCAAATTGGTCATAGATACATTTGCGATTGTATAACCATAACCAAATATAGCTTTATCAGTTCCATATCCAGCTGCTGCCAAATTGCTTCTAGCACTACCTACGCCAGTTGTATCTGTTGAAACCACTCCAGTATTACTTACCAAATTAGTCATAGATACATTTGTACCAGTAGTACCATAACCAAATATAGCTTTATCAGTGCCATATCCAGCCGCAGCTAATGCTTCTCTAGCAGTACCTACACCTGTTGTATCTGTAGATACAACACCTGTGTTATTAACTAAATTGGTCATAGATACATATACAGAAGTCGCATAACCATAACCAAATATAGCTTTATCAGTTCCATATCCAGCAGCGGCTAATTGATACCTAACGGTACCTACACCTGTTGTATCATTTGCAACTACGCCTGTATTACTAACTAAATTGGTCATAGATACAGCTACACTGCCATTATAACCATAACCAAATATAGCTTTGGTTGTGTTATTTGAAGTGGGTATTAAGTAACTAGCTGATAATGCAACCCTGCTAGTTGCTGAATTTAAAGCAAAACTAGCAGTAACAGCATTACTTATACTGCCAGATATTGAAACATTATCATAATCCAATACATTTACATATACTCTGCTTACACTGCCACTCAATGATCCGCTACCAACTATAGGTTGATTTGGATATGTAAGCCTTGTCAATTTAAGCGAACTGTTGCTTAACTTCTGTACACCATAATCCACATATTTATCATCTATACCACCCACCAAACCCACATACCTTGTAAGCACTTGATTACGTGAATTTGGAAATGGTGCAGAAGGCGGTGTAAAATTACTGGTATATCTTGCAACACCTTTGGTAATTCTAAATTCATCTATATAACCATTAATATAACCTGCAGCTATATTATCGCCAGTTGTTCCTATATAAAAAAGTGATCCTACTCCATTTAATGTTACAGCGGTACTATACGGAGTACCAACACTTGTACCATTCACATATAATTTAATTGTACCACTGTTACGAACTACTGCTAAATGTACCCAGGTATTATACTCAATTGTTCCACCTTGAATAGTAGGGAACGCAGCGCCATTTATTGCAACTTGATATGACGTAGTTGTTCCTGAACTATGACCTGCGAATAAAGATAATGCGCCGACTGTATAACTGTTGTAATTAGAAAATATTGTCGGAAAACTATTGATTCTAGCAATCATATAATTCCAACATTCTATGGTAAAATCTCCAGTGCCAAATTGAAGATTTGACGACAAAGGTGTTGTTAAGTAATCACCACTTCCATCAAAATAAGCACTAGCCCCACCAAATTTATATTGTGATGTGCTCAATCCTGCTCCACCACTTGATGTAATCGCAAAATTATTTCTGCTATTATCAATAAATCTTCCCGCAGAATTTATACTGTCAAAATGACACAACAAGCTACAACTATTGTAGTACTGATCAAGTGTCGCAGCATCCCATTCTTCTACCACGCTTACATCCCACTTGTTGCTACTTAAGCTTAGTCCAGTTATAGTATTTGTACTACCTGAAGTTACATTGGTCCAAACTGTTTGTTTCGCAATGCTACCTGTTTGTACGGTAGTACCACCATTTAAGAATCTTACATCAATTTCATCACCGTCATCATATGGTTGATAAAAATTAAGTGTAGAACCAGTAACTGTATAACTTGAACTATAATTTTGTACAACGCCATTTACAGATACTAACAAATGTTCTGGATTAGTTACGTTTTGTATTAATGCATACTGAGTTGTATTACTACCACTCACAACAATATATTGTCCAACCACAGGCGAACCTGTAATATAACTAATTGAACCTCCACTTGCATTCAAAGCATAACTCGCGGTCAATGTTCTTCTTGAATAACTACTAGTGCCACTTAATGATCCTGTTATAGATCCATTTGGCTTAATCATTGATTGTCGTAATCTTGTAAATGGCATATTATTTTATATTTTATGTCGTCGAATATCCAGCAGCAGCTAAACGCTCTCTAGCGGTACCTATACCAGTTGTATCATTTGCAACTACTCCAACGTTTGATACCAAATTAACCATTGATACATTTGTACTAGTAAAACCATATCCAAATATAGCCTTATCAGTTCCATATCCGGCAGCAGCTAAAGAATATCTTGCAGTACCTACTCCTGTTGTGTCAGTAGCAACTACACCTGCGTTGCTTACTAAATTTGTAATAGATACTTGTGTACTTGTATAACCATAACCAAATATAGCCTTATCAGTTCCATATCCAGCAGCTGCTAAAATTCTTCTAGCAGTACCAACTCCTGTTGTGTCAGTAGCAACTACACCTGTGTTGCTCACTAAATTTGTCATAGATACATTTGTACCAGTAGTACCATATCCAAATATAGCTTTATCAGTTCCATATCCAACAGCAGCTAAAGACCATCTAGCCGTGCCAACACCTGTTGTGTCGGTTGCAACCACGCCTGTGTTACTTACCAAATTAGTCATAGATACAGCAGCACTAGTATAACCATAACCAAATATAGCTTTATCTGTACCATATCTAGCAGCTGCTAATACTTCTCTAGCAGTACCTACGCCAGTTGTGTCAGTAGCAACCACACCTGTGTTGCTCACCAAATTTGTCATAGATACAACTGCACCAGTAGTACCATAACCAAATATAGATTTATCACTGCTATATCCAGCAGCTGCTAAGTTAGACCTAGCAGTACCAACTCCTGTTACATCGTTTGCAACCACACCTGTGTTGCTCACCAAATTTGTCATAGATAAATTTACACCAGTATAACCATAACCAAATATAGCTTTGGTTGTGTTGTTTGAAGCAGGCAACAAATAACTCGCGGTCAATGCTCTTCTTGAAAAACTGCTACTAATAGAAGAACCACCACCAAAATATCTGATATCAACATTTGAACCTGAAAGCGCATTTTCTGTCAAAGTCAAAGTGGATCCTGAAACTGTATAACTACCTGATCTGGATTGAACCAACCCATCCAATATTACCAATATTTGATCCTTGTTTGCCACGCTTTGTGTCAATTGAAATTGACTCACAGATGCAGTTAATACAAATGTTTGCGCCAACGATAACGCTGGGGTAGAACTGGTACCACTGGTTCCACTGCTACCAGGAGATCCAACTCCACTTGTTCCACTGCTTCCACTTGTTCCAGAACTACCTGAAGTTCCACTTGATCCTGATGTTCCACTAGTACCCGAACTACCTGATGTACCACTTGCACCACTAGTGCCACTTGATCCAGCAGCTCCTCCAAGTACATAACTGGCTGATAATGCTCTTCTTGCATAACTAGCAGTACCAAAGAACCCAACTGCATTTGTTCTGCTACTAGTAAATTGACTTCCACTTATATTTCCTTGTATGTGTAGTTTAGCACGTGGTGTAGCCACACCAATACCCACTCTACTGCCACTAACAACCAAATCATTTGCAGCATATTTACCCGCCACAATTCTGTTGTTGCTAAATACCTCAAATATAGGTAATCCTGTAATATCATTTACATTGAATAAGCTACCACTCAAATTATCAGTGACTTCAAACAATGTACCACTTCCACCATCCACCTTCAACACACTAGCATTGCTACCACTACGATATACTTGTAAACTAGATACCAAACTGCTTGTTATACCTATGCCAATAAAAGCACTTCCACTCTCATACAGCATAGTTGAACTATTAACAGCAGAAGCATTTGTATACTTAACAAATCTATTAGTAACACCCGCTGCAATTGCAGATGTTTTACTAGCAGTAATTGGATATGTACTGCCAGTTCGTAATGTACTTCCACCACCTCCACTTGCATTCAATGCATAACTTGCAGTCAATGCTCTTCTTGCATAACTTGCAGTGCCAGAGAAACCTATAGCATTTCTTCTGCTACTAGTAAATTGACTACCACTTATGTTACCCACAACGTGCAACTTTGCTTGGGGTGTAGCTGTACCCATACCAACTCTGCTACCACTGACCACCAAATCATTTGCAGCATATTTACCAGCAACAATTCTGTTGTTACTAAACACTTCAAATATAGGTAAACCAGTAATATCATTGACGTTAAACAAACTACCACTTAAATTATCAGTAACTTCAAATAGTGTGCCACTACCGCCATCTACCTTGAGTACACTAGCATTACTTCCGCTGCGGTAAACCTGTAAACTAGATACCAAACTGCTTGTTACACCTATACCAATAAAAGCACTTCCACTTTCATATACTATAGCCGAACTTCCCACTGTAGTTGCGCCTGTATATTTGGCCAATCTATTTACAACACCTGAAGATACAGTACCACTTCCTCCTCCACCTGCACTAGTCAATGCATAACTTGCTGTAATAGCTCTTCGGGAAAAACTACTTGTAATTGGATATGTACTACCTGTTCTTAATGTGGTACCACCTCCACCAGCATTTAATGCAAAACTTGCGGTCAATGCTCTTCTTGAAAAACTACTGGTACCAAAGAACCCAACTGCATTTCGTCTACTACTGGTAAATTGACTACCGCTTATATTACCTTGAATATGTAGTTTGGCACTTGGAGTAGCAATGCCAATGCCAACGCTACTAGCACTTACAACCAAAGCATTTGTACCATAAGCGCCAGCAACTATCCTATTGTTGCTAAATACTTCCAGTATTGGAAAACCAGCAATAGTATTTACACTAAATAAACTACCGCTTAGATTATCAGTGACTTCAAACAATGTACCGCTTCCACCATCTACTTTAAGCACACTAGCATTACTTCCACTGCGGAAAACTTGTAGTCTTGATACCAAACTGGTAGAAATAGGTCCAACACCAACAAAAGCAGATCCACTTTCAAAAATAGGAGTAAATGATTGACCAACAGTAGTTGTACCTGTGTATTTAGGTATTCTATTAACTATACCACTTGATATAGTACCACTGCCTCCGCCACCACCAGCACTAGCCAAAGCATAACTTGCGGTAATTGCTCTACTTGCAGTTATAGGATATCTACTGCCAGTTCTCATAATACCCACACTACTTGCATTCAAAGCAAAACTCGCAGTCAAAGCTCGTCTCGCATAACTTGCAGTACCAGAAAATCCAACTGCGTTTCTTCTGCTTGATGTAAATTGGCTACCACTTACATTACCCTGAATGTGTAGTTTGGTACTTGGTGTGGCAATACCGATACCAACGCTACTGGCACTTACTACTAAAGCATTTGTACCATAAGCCCCAGCAACCATCCTATTGTTGCTAAATACTTCTAGTATTGGAAAACCTGCTATGGTGTTTACGCTAAATAAACTACCGCTTAGATTATCGGTAACTTCGAATAATGTACCACTTCCACCATCCACTTTAAGTACACTTGAATTACTTCCGCTGCGGTAAACTTGCAATCTTGATACTAAACTTGATGATACACCCACTCCTAAAAATGCAGATCCACTTTCGTGTACAGTTGATGTATTGCCAATTGTAGAAGCACTGGTAAATTTAACCAATCTATTTGTTGTACCAGACACAGATACACTTGTTCCGCTACTTCCACTTGTTCCACTGTTACCGCTACTACCTGATGTGCCTGAAGCTCCACTACTACCACTAGTGCCTGGAGAACCTACACCACTTGTGCCACTACTACCCGCAGTAGCACTTGAACCACTACTACCTGATGTGCCAGATTCACCTGATGAACCCGATGTACCAGGCGATCCTACGCCACTTGTACCACTACTTCCAGCAGTTGCAGATGTTCCGCTAGTGCCATTATCGCCATTTACACCACTTGATCCACTTGATCCACTTGATCCACTTGAACCAGAGTTACCAGAAGTACCACTACTACCACTTGTACCAGATGTGCCGGATTCACCAGAAGAGCCGGACGTACCACTTGTGCCAGGAGATCCAGTTCCACTTGTTCCACTACTGCCTCCAGCTCCACTTGTACCTGATGTACCACCGCCACCACCGCTAGCATTTAAAGCATAACTTGCAGTTAATGCTTTGTTAGAATAACTGGAGCTAAAATTATAAAGATAATTTGAGCTGGTTATAATTCTTAATAAATCTAACTTCTTGATGGACATAATTTACTAACATATAAATAGTACCACCAATAATCTATTCAATTATTGTTTAATAGTATTTTATACGTGGTACCATTTATAACAATTGGTAAATACAATCCACTGCTACCTCCAGCAGCACCAGCCAAGTTAATTGAACTGGTGATGCCGCTGGTATTTAAACTAATAAAGTTACTGTTTACTTTATGAAAACCTTCTCTGATAGTATCAGCAGTATCACTATTAGCAATAGATCCTGTATTTACTAAAATATATGCCATAACAAGTTATTTTATAATTAACCTCTACCCCAAGTGTATCTAAACACCATCTTCAATGAATAATCTTTGCTCTTGGTTTGTCCATTTTGCAATACATACACATAACCATTGTTCTTAGCCGCATCATTCATCGCCTCAGGTGTCAAGTTAATACTGGTTGGACCCACACCAATTGTTCTCCACAACGGAGCAACAGCTGGATCTGGTCTATATAAAGTTGGAATATCTTCATTATTAGCAACACCATTGCTAAAAATAACCACTTTGTCTCTTGTATAAGTACTTTGAGTATATGGATTCAAATACATTGGCAATTCAACTGAAAATATCTTGGTGGTTGAATTTCTAGATCTATCACGTGCATTAAACGAAGATGTAGCAGATCCACTAAATGTTGATAGAAAACAACTGCTTCCACGTACATAATAGTTTGTACCAACTTTACGTCCACTTGTTGGAGAAGGTGTACCTGTCCAACCTGTGCGTCTTACCCACAATGGCATATTTGCTAATGAAGCGGTGGTTTGATATGGATTCCAATCATCCCAATAAACGAAATAATTTGGTATTTTCTTGTCTATAATACCATCACCAGCTATCATCTTTTTACCATCAACTGTTTGTTGTGTAGCGGGACTTTCTTCTATTTCATATTTGGATCCTGTACCTCTGCCTCCTGGCACCATCAATCTACTTGGAAATTTTGGAAAGCTCAAACTTCCACTATTTTGCATAGATGGATCGTAAAAGAAATCATTAAACAAATTGGTATTGTTGTTGTTGGTACTTAACGTAGGTGTTGCACCAGGTACGCTAGTTAGTGTAGCCAATTTAGAATATGGAGTCCACAAATTATCTAATTTTGTAAATCTATTTGAACTATAGTATACAGCTGTGTCTGCAATTGTTACGCCAGTTTTGAATCCCCACTGACCGGTGTTGGGATTATCAGTATTTTGTTGACTAACGTAATAAGTTCCTTCAGTTTCTGTAGTATCACCTTGTCCACTACCACCAGCGCCTGGAGGATCAACTGCCCAATTTGTACCATAACTGGTATACAAGTTAGAAAATATTTCTGATAGTTGATAAAATAAATCACTGGTAAAATAATTTCTTGGTTTGTATGCGGCTATATTTGGAATACAATAACTTCCACTGTATCTACCGTTGTTAACACTCAAACTAGCAGATATACCCAAATCCAAAAATTGATATGGATTTTGATAATTCGCAAAAAATTCTTGAAGCGGACCAACTGCTTTGAATGGATTTGGTTCATAACTTACAGCTGGGAAAAATGAACCTGTAGGAACATAGTTTACATTAGATCCGTTATAATATCTATTTACGAAACCAAAGCCAGGTCCAAAGCTTATTTGGCCAGGAGCAAATGGTTCGTTACAAAAACCACCTTCATCAATTGGAATTGCCAAACCACTACCACTATCAATGCCACACAAACCGATCTTTTGAATTGCTTCTCTGTCTAGTGAACCAGTTGTCCAACCAGTAAAAGAAGGATATTGAGCTGGAATTCTACCACCCACACTGCTGCTGAATGGACTCATATTTACACGCAATTCGTAGTTTACACGAAGATATTGACCAGCGTGCAAAGTAATTGGTGGATCCAAACGAATTTTGCTAAACAATGTAGTTGCAGCAGGTGTTTCTTTGAAACCAACTTCAGTGTATGTGGTATTATCTAATTCTTTGTAAAAATCGAATGTTCTGTATAATCTGACCAGACTACCAGAAACTTTATGACCACAGTTATTTTCGCCAGTTAGATAAAAAGCGTTGATTTTTCTTGGTCTTTTCAACATCTTTTCACTAAAAGAAGCAGTCAATGTGTCAGTTGGACCATATGGATAATCACCAACCAAACAAAATTGAAACACTTGTGCCCATGGCATATAAGCAATTTTGTCCAAACCAGTGTTTAAAATTGTGTTGGGTTTCCAACCTGTTGAAAATTGTTCGCTGACCTGATTGTTTTCATCAACGCCCATTACAGAGGCTTTATAAAAACCTTTTACCGTTCTGTGTAATGTTACTGTTTGTTCTTTTTCTACACGTGTGTTTGTCATAGATAATGTTATAGTTATAAATAGAAAGAAGATATACTTAATATTTATTTATTCATATAGAGGTAAGAATTTTCTACCATATCCTTCTACATAAACTGGCATCCACCCCCAAAAAGCTTTGCTGGTTAATCCAGCCGCAGATGGTTCAGTACCACCTCCATCAGCTGTAAATATGTATGTATTTGGATCATTTATGCTACCAGATACCATTCCTGATAAACCTTCACCCAATATATACAAATTCTGAGCTGTAGTTTTGTTTTGTAAACCAGGTGTTTTTAAATCAGTTATAAATGCTATAGATTTACTTACAGGTCTACCAATAGCAGCGTTATCATAAAAAATGAATGAGAAAAATAATTCTTGATTACCCGCCATCAATATGGACCCAGTATTATCAAATCCACTAGCAACACCAGCCCATTCAATAGTATTATATGGAGATAATCTTACACGATGACTGATACTGCCACTATTTACTAATCTTATAGAAAAAGCAGAGGGAATTTTGCTACCAGTAAGTCTTATATTTAAATCATTTTGGGTACTTAAATGATAATACGAATAATAAGCAGAACAAGTTATTTTAGATAAAACCTCACCTTTAAAAAATGAAGAAGTAAACAATACAGCGGTACTAGTACCACTATTCAAAGCATAACTAGCAGTAATACCCCAACTGGAAGTTATAGGATAAGTACTGCCAGTAAATAACTTTGTACCGCCACTTATCGCATATAAAGCCCAACTTGCAGTTATTGGATAAGTGCTACCCGTAAATAATTGAGTACCACCACTCAGTGCATATAAAGCATAACTAGAACTTACCGCCCAACTCGCAGTGATAGGATATGTACTGGCAGTATATAACTGAGTACCACCAGCATTCGCATTCAATGCATAACTAGCTGTAATTGCCCAACTTGCAGTAATAGGATAAGTGCTACCAGTATATAATGTAGATCCAACACCACTAGTACCACTACTACCTGGATATCCAGTCAAACCGCTTGTACCGGCTGTAGCACTAGTACCTGCTGTACCCGCAGTTCCAGCAGTGCCGGATGTGCCACTTGTGGTTGTTGATATAACAGGTGATTTTCCTATTTTACCTGTATTATTATCTAAAGTTAGATATACAGCATTTGACTGTATAGTCAAATCGCTGGGTCTTATATTTATCGATCCCGTAAATATACTGGACCCAGACATTACTCCATCTTTAACAAGTGGTGAGTCGATTAACATATTATTTAATCTTTATAATCTTTTTAGCAGCGCCTGTTTCTCTAGCATATCTGTTATAATCCAAATACAACTCTTCAGCATTTGCTCTAGCATCAACTTCCCAAGGCAAAGTCTTTTCTTTTGGATCATTGTCTTTGTATCTAGGATATACTTTACCTTCCCAACTATTATCAAATGTATTTAATTTACCATCTTCCACTTGCTTAATGTGCCAACACTCGTGCGCCAATGTCTTGATTTGATCATCACTGCTATGAGGACTGTTTGTTCTCATAATAATTGTATATTTCTTCACTTTATATGGCTTTCCATCACCCTCCACTTTTACCTTACCTTGCACATCATCTTCTAAACTACCAAACTCTAACTTGATTTTTCCACTGGGTAAACTTAACTTGTTAACAAAAAACTTATAAGCCTTTTTAAGTCTTTCTTTATCAACCACATTCTTTAACATCTCAGTTAAACTATTGGTAGTTGGAAGATTGTTACCCTCATATTTACGTGGGGTAGTAATATCAACTAACTTATACTTAATAGGTAAGTTACTAATAGTTCTATAGGTAGCCAATATATTCTTGCTGCTATCATCCACAAAGAATATATCATTGTAACTCTCATTTTGTATTTTGTTCAATATCCAATTAGCTTTAGCCATAGGATCGCCAGTACCAAGAGTAATCACTTCAATATCCACTCTAAAGTACTTTCTAATTATATCTCTTATGTGTGGGGCTGCTTCAGAACCTCTAGCCGTCAATATCACCGTCTTACGATCACCATTCGAAGATGTAACTATCTTATAAAATCGTTTACCAATTGAACGAATTAGTGTTGGGTTGATAAGTGTTTGAAATTGACTAAAATCAAACTTATCGCCTGGTTGTGGTTCGTATACAGCATATTCAGCTGGGGTAATTTCTCTACTAGTACCATTCGATGAAGTAACAATAACTTTAGCTTCAGTTTCAAAAAGTGTATCATCCAAATCGAAAATGCGTAATTTCTTTGTTTTCATCCTCTTAATGCCTTTAATAGTTTCTTATATAACGATTCTTTCTTAACCAATTGATCCAATGGCACATTTCTATACTTTTGTCTTATTTGTGCAATAGGCATACCATATTGCTTTTCAGCTTGGGCTATCAAACTATATCTATCTTGTTTTTCTTTTGACATGGCGTGTAGTTTGCGTTGAATAGATTTAGCAACCACATCTTTTACATTATCTGTATAGTTTTTTATACCAGCATTCAATAGATCGTTTAGTATCTTGATTTCAATTTCCAAACTATCTACTTCTTTTTCTAAATTTTGTTTTTCCGTTGGAGTAAATGTAGCACCCGTTGAATGTAGTTTACCTCGTTTTTCAACAAACTCTTGAGTCTTATCATCAACTACTTTCTCAATCGTCTCACCTTGAGTTCTTTTATCAAGTTCCAAAGCAGATGGCGGAAAACTAAAACTTACACCTACAGGCATAAGAGGAATATCAGACTGATTTATTTTAACAATAATAGTATTTCCATCAATAAATTTTATTTCACCATATGTGTCATAACCTTTGTATTTTACTTTATCACCCACTTTAAATTCTGTATTATTAATGACAACAGGTTCCAAAAACCAAGAAGAAAACGTTTTTTCAGAACCAACACTAACACCTTCAACATCTGTATCCGTTATTCTTATAGTAATTTTATCTCCGGCAATAGATACAACCACTCCAGAAGTCTTCATTCCTCTAACTTTCACATTATCACCCACTTTGAAACTGACTGGATTACCTCCAGTTTGTAAGTTCCTAGAAGTAGTATCAGTAGTATTTGAAGTGGTAGTTCGTGAAGGTTTTTCCGATATTGATGGACCATCGTTGTAAAAGTTATCATATGTATAAAAATTCATACTTGGTTCATACAAACATTCTTTGGGGTCATATCCATTGAACTCTATAACCTTATCATATTGATCTTTATACTTAATTATTCTATCTCTTTTAGAATCCCAGAATGTTACAATAATACCTTTGCCACTTGGTATTGTAGTTTCAATCTTTAAATGAGAATCATCAACCACATCTTTAGCATCATCTACCTCAAATATTCTACCCTTCAAAAGTGGATCAGCATAAATACCAAATCTACCTATACCTTTTAAAAGATTTTCTATATCTAAATGACCTCCCCCACTATTACTGTTCTTTAAGTTAGTTATTGCTCTTTGTCCCCAATAATCAAGCTGATTATCAGAATTCATACTTGTATCCAATTTGAGACTTGGCTGTTTGGATAGTTCGTCTACATCCTTTAAAACTTCGGGGTCATCACAATAAAATTCTTTTTTAACAAGACTATATCCAAATATAGCATTTTTACCACTCTTTTCATCTTTATATACAAGAAAAGCACATTTGTTCGCTGGGCTACGATAACTATATGTCTTTTTCTTATAATATACAGTATCTGGATTTTCTAACAGTAAGTCTCTAAATAGCTTCATAGTAGTTATAAATATTAATCAAATCTACTCTTATGCTTACTTTTAAAGTGTTTTAACCGTTCCATTATCTCATCACGTTGTTTATCACTATAAAATGACCACTCTCGCAACTCTTCCCAAGTACGACCACATCCTTCACATAGTTTAGCATCCACAACCACACAGATTCTTTTACACGGAGTTTTCATATTATTTTATTACACAAAAAAACCCGTCATTTACGACGGGTTAAATAATTTAAATGTTTTTTGCTTTTTCTATAATTTCTTTTAACTTTTTACTGGTCTTAGCATCCATTGCTGCTTTCTTCATTGGTTCTTTCTTATTACCATCTTTATCTAAATCTAAGAAATCAGGTTTTGCACCTTCTTCGTAACATTCATCACATTCCATTTCTCCCATCATCTTATCAATATCAGCTTCTTCTAATCTTCTGCCAACATATGGAGTAAGAATTTTCTTGATTTTACCAAATAATTCAGCATCACCCTTGTCACCAGCAAATTTGTTCTTATCACCGTGTTTGTCAATTGTCTTGACAAATGACTTGGTAATCTTGCTTGGATCTTCTGCTTTTGGAGCTTCAGCAGCTTTCTTCACAGGTGCTTTAGGAGCTTTAGGAGCTTCTTTCTTTGGTTCTTCCTTAGCAGCACCTTTTTTCTTGGTTTCTGCCATTTCTTCTTCGTAGACTTCTTGAATTAGTTGTTTTAGATCTTCTTTGGTCATAATAGTGAATTTAAATTGTTATTATAGAAATAAATATAATAATCAATCAGTTATCACTTGTTTTTTTCTCAATCCATCATACCATTTTCTACCAGTCTCACTAAACCTATAATCCCATTTTAATGTATACCTACTCTGTAGTTCTTTAACCAACGCCGTAGCATACCCTCTACGACGATGTTCATATCGTATGTTTATGAATTCTATACACACAATTTCATCATAACTATTATTTTTATAATATTTACAAAAACCCACCGAGTTTTTCTTGTTATTTAATATTTCACAGTTATACTCGTCTCGGTTATTATTGTAACCCAAATATGTGTGAATAAACTCCATATATTAACCGTGACATAACCACGCCTGTATGTTGAATCTCTTGTTTTCCCAAGCCAAATCCTTTGGAGCAGTAATTTCACTACAAGCGTGAAACACTGTGGATGGAAAGATTGCTAACTGATTGCTTGTAAGTGGCAATCTGTATGTATGGTTTTTATACATAAAGTATTGTTCTCCACCCTTCATCACACTTGGATCTTTAACCAAAGTAAGTGCAAATGTAAATGCATTTTGTTTGTTTACATCTACACCATCCCAAGTCATTCCACTAACTGACAAATCTCGGTGCCAGTTATAATAACCACCATCACCATAATTAATGATGTGGTACTTATACAAGTATCTGTACTTAGCATAAGCAGTGAGTTCTTCATTTTTAGCGTGGGTTAAAAAATCTAATATACCCTGATGAAAGATATATTTGCTTAGATTTGATACATAATAACCCAAATCTTTGTTCTTTTCAGCTTGATCATTGTTAAATGGAAGCCAAACATCTTGTCCAGTACACAATGGACTCAATGGTTCATCTGGATTATAAGCAGCACCATCATTGTAACCACCACTCCAATGTGGTACACCAAAATGTGGCTTTAACTTGACAAAATCTTCATACAATTTAGTAACATAATCTCGGGGAAGAAAATTATCAATTACTACAAGTGGAATGTGTTCGTGTTCTACAGGAATATACATAACAATTTATTTTATTAATTATACCAACCAGATACGCTTATTCTTTCTTTGTTTGAGTTATTAACAACCTGTGTTACACAATGTGGTGCTACTCCAGCTGTTACTTCAAAAATTACCAATTTATTAAAAGATGGATTGATCGCTCTGATATTGTTTTTGTCTCTCAAATCAAAATATAACCCACCAAAATCAGGATTCCAATCTTTGGTCAAATGACACACAAATGCCAATTTACCGTTAACATCATCTGTATGATTGCTCAAAAAGCAGTTTTCAGCATAACGACTCACAAAGGTTTTGTCTCCCATCGTAATTTCCAAATCAGTTACACTATTAATAAACTCAATCATTTCTTTACCGTTAAAGAAAGCCATTGTTTCTTCATAAACAACGGATTTAGCCTTTTCCATAACACCTGGCATAGTTTTATAGAAAAAATAACTGAATAAATTGTTATCTCTAGCGTTACAAGCGTGTTGATAAGCTTGTTCCATAACATATCTATTACCCGGAATATTTTGCCACCACTCCCAATCACCTTCATATCTAAGTGACGGCATATATGTAGCAGACCAATATTCTTTGTTCATTTCGGTTGTATAGTACTTATACAACTTTTCAGCATATTCTTCTGTCAAAAAGTTATCTATTACAACTCGTCTGTTTTTAACAAACTCTTCTTTATAAGCAGAAACATTGATATTCTTTATATTAATCATATATTAACCGTTTAAAACGTTTTTAACGCAACCCTTTGATAGATGCAGAATTTCATCCAATGTTTCTTTTACACGAATACCAGCACCATTATGCGCTGTAATAATCGCTGTGTGTTTACCACTTACACTGGGTTCCATACTAATGGCCCTATCCAAATTAAATAGAATAGGAACATAAGTGCGTGTATTATCGTGATTGAGATCCAACTGATTTAGTTTAATTAAATGTGCCATATTATCTACTATAATATATCAAATATTTGTGGCGGTCAAGTAAAATATGAAAATATAATAACTACTTATAGTTGATGTCAGTTACTAATACATTTGCGTCAGTTTGTGATACGTGGAGTTCATATTGTTTCACTTGGGGAGACTGTATAGCAGGTGCTTTAGAAGCAACACAAGGAGGAGCACGCAATCCACAAGAATGGGGTGATCATCCTTTTGACAATTATGAAGACCAACAAAAAGCACTGTTGGATTATCAAATAAAAAATCCTGTTAAAAGAGCTAGATTAGTTGATATACTATTGCAGTGTCAAAATAAAAAATATAAGAAAACTATTGAAATACCCGACAAAAAGATATTTATAAAAGTAAATGACGTTAACTTCATTCTTAATACATTAAATGAGGTAGGAGTTGACATTAAAAATATAAGAAAGTACAAAGACGATGAGCTACAAAATTTACTTGGATAAAGAAGAAACATTTGAATGTGAAGCTAGTATTAAAAATGCTTCTTACAAAAATAGCTCAGCTCGATTGATCATTGAAAGTGAAGATGTTAACTTAGTATTCTTTGGCAGCGTAGATAAAAATACTATCACTGTACCCATCAAGAGTCTCAAAAAGTACTTTACTGAAAGTGATACTGCCAAGATTAAATTGGAAGTCATTGTAGAAAATCAATTGGTTACCCCGTGGGAAAGTGAAGTACAATTTGATAATTATAATAAGGTGGAAATCAAAGAAATCAAAAATATCAAACAATCACCACTTGTAGAAATTAAACTCAAAGAAGAACAAAAAGAAGTTGTTGTAGAAAAATCACAATCAGTAGAAAATGCAAAACAAAATCTATTGAGAAATCTTAATGAGGAAATCAAAAAGATAAAATCAAACGGTAAATTAAATAAAGAGGCAAAAAAAGAATTAATTAAAAATCTACTACAAAAAGATTTATAATTAATATAATATGATATGCCTCAGTTTCCATCTCAAAATCTAAATACACAAAAAATTTGTGAGTCATATCCCAGATTACTCCAAATCTACAGTAGTAGCTTAGTCCTCAATGGCACAGGCAGCCAAATTCAACTTTTAAATGTAACATCAAGCAATTCTTTAAGCGCTAGTTACGCACCTTGTAGTTGCCCCATAATGCAAACTGGTAGCACCTACCCAATCACATCCAGTTGGGCACTTTATACAGTCACAGCAAGCTATATACAAATAACAAATGTAAGCTATCCTGTTAAAAAAATATTTAATAACTATACAATATCATATACTACCGATTATACAATCTTATGCGATGCTACAAGTGGATCATTTGATGTCAAATTACCAAATCCAGTGGGTAATACTAACATCTATAATATAAAGAAAATAGATACTAGTGGACACCGCGTTAATGTCACAGTCTCAAACGCTTCATTTATAGACTACGATCTAACTCAAAGTATCTCTCATAAAGGAACAAATATGGTAGTACAAAGCGACGGAACAAATCAATATTGGATATTATAATTTATGTCATACTTCGAAAAAACACAAATATTAGCAGCTGATAGTCCAAGTATAGATGCATTTGGCAAATGGCGTGTAAGCAATCCAACCACACTATTTGATAGCAAACAAATTGTAGATAGTGGCAGCTTCTATTTTGATATCAAAACAGTAGGAAGTGCTACTGTAACTTGGAATAGTGGTAGTGCTCAAAGCACATTTAGAGTTACACAAACAAGTGGTAGTAGAGCTATAAAACAAACCAAACGAATATTTGTTTATCAACCGGGTAAAAGTCAGCAAGTCATTTGCACAAGTAAATTTGGTACGGGAGTAGACGGTATAAAAAAGAGCATAGGTAGCTTTGATGATGATGATGGATACTTCTTTCAGAGTAGTGGCAGTAGCTTTGGCATTGTACTTAGAAAAACTATTAATAAGATCAAAACTGATACTTTTGTCAGTCAAAGTAGTTGGAACCTAGATAAAATGAATGGATCAGGTCCAAGCGGTAACATATTAGATACCAATAAAGCACAAATTTATACAATAGATTATGAATGGTTAGGCGTGGGTAGAGTAAGATATGGCGTGGTACAAAAAGGTATAGTAATTTATGTACACGAAATAAATAACTACAATAGTTTAGAAACAGTGTATCTACGTAATCCCAATTTGCCTATTAGATTCGAAATAACTACCCACAAAAATACTACAACTGGCAGCTTACTGACACAAATATGTAGTACAGTCATAAGCGAAGGCGGTTTTCAAAACACCGGAAAAAGAGTAGTAGCAGCAAATTATGCAGGAGCTGCAATTGCTTCAGCAGAATACGATGGCGTATTATTTTTAAGATACAATAGCATCTCTTCAAAATGCGCTCAAATAATACCAGAACAATTGGATTTTTTAGCAGAACCAGGCAATAATAGTCCTTTTAGTGGTAGATGGGATTTGCTAGTTAATCCAACTGTTACAGACCCTTTAACTTGGCTCAATGTCACAGGATCAGTAGTCACACAAATAGCCACAACCAATACAGGTAATGTCATTATAAATCCTGGTACAGTCATAGCAACAGGATACTTTTCCGGCACAGGCGGAGCAGGCGTTGGTGATAAAGTAGCACTGGATCCATATTATGGGTTGGGTAGAAAAATAGATAATACAAGCGACATATTAGCCATTGGTATAAAAACCTATAATAATACTTACACAATATACCCAGCACTCGTTATAAGAGAACTAACTTAAATTTGGTGGGTCAAACCGGACTTGAACCGATAACCAAAGAATTATGAGTTCTACGCTCTAACCATTGAGCTATTGACCCGTAAATACTTTTACTTTAAAAAATGGTGGCTCCGTAGGGAATTGAACCCTATCAGCACCCAAATCTAGGGATTATACAGATTATAAGTCTGCCCATGCACCATACATCACAGAGCCATTTTAAAAAAACTGGAGCGGGTCCGAACTTTGCATTTCGCCTTCTGATCTGGTAGACCAGCGTGCCCTCTTTACACTTGACCCGCATTTAAATTCAAATAGGAAGGACTAATGATTACCTCCAAGTTTCACAATATGCACCGTTATTCATCCACAATCCATAAAGTTAATTACTCTCTATGTTAACGATTGATGGGATTGGTTTCCCACAACGACCTACGATATATCATTTATTTTAGCTACGATGTCGTTACGCTTGAATTATAGGTTGTACGACCCACAATCCGCCATAGACTTACACTGCACATTATTACTCCAACCAATAATGATTCTTCACCACTATTGTGCGTTACCCCTATACAAAGGTTGTTCCGCCACTATCTTAAATTGTTAAAGAACTATCAAAAAATGGTGCCTATGACTGGATTCGAACCAGTACTACCGAAATTTTAAGTTTCGTGACTCTGCCGTTGGTCTACATAGGCATAAATTGTTTAAAGAACCATCACTTACTACTCTTTTATCTTACCACATCATCTTCTGATGTCAACTGCTTTTTCAAAAAATGGTAGCTAGGGTCAGATTCGAACTGACACTGTACACTTTTTGAGAGTGCTGCCTCCTGCCTTTGGGCTACCTAGCCATTTAAAATTGTTCTTCCAATGGATTTGCACCATCATTTACGATATGGAAGAGTTACCGTTAGACTTTCACGAATAGTAGAGTCATTATTAATGTTTCTCTACGCACGATATAGTTCCTAAATTTGGTGGTTCCGCCCGGATTCGAACCGAGACCGTGCTCAAATCTAGAGCTTATCAACGTTATAAGCGTTGCGTTCTACCGTTAAACTACGGAACCACTAAATGGTAGCGGGGGAGTGAATTGAACACTCTACCTTCCGGTTATGAGCCGGACGATCTATTCCGTTGATCTACCCCGCAAATTTTTAAAAGAACATCAAATCTTATATACTAACTATAGTGTCAAATTTTCAAAAGTCAACTGAAATTTATTTGTTTTTAACTTTTCAATTTCTTCTTTTTTTATAATTATTAGTTTATGTGGAAATTGTTCCCACTTAGCTTTGTCTCTATCTCTTTCATATCCTTTAACTTCAATAAAGACATTATCATAATCTAATAATTTAAAGTCTGGAAAATATCTGTGGTAAGATTCATTCCAATAATATTGGAAATTTTCTTCAATCTTATTTGACCATCTTATATTATTTTTGTTTAAATAATCTATTACCAATAATTCCCATTTACCAAGACAACTAGTTTCATTACCTAAACTATCTATAGTCTTAATTGTTTTAACTCTACCACAAACATTTTTACTAGAATAAGATTCTGGATTATCATCCACTGCTTTCTTCATTTTCAATGAATGTTCCAACCTTTTTTCTTTAGTCCAAACTTTCTTCTGTATTACCTTATGTTTTTCTATTAAACTTTTTAGTCCAGCATCACTTAACTTAAAGTTTCTACCTCTATAAATAGCCGCACATTTATTGCCACAAAAATATACTTTTTTTCGTTTTCTTTTTTTAGAAAACAAAATTATCTGATTACATTCACAGCATTTTAATGGATTTTTTTCATAATCATCAATAGAGAGTATAGTCCTTGATTTTGCAAAACATTGCAAACTACAATATTTTCTATTTCTTTCTCTAGCTCTAGAATTGTATTTTATTATAGAACTACAAACATTACATTTATTTGGATTTAACAAGTATTCTTCTTCTGTCATATCTAATATATATTAGAGAGCCAAACAAGAATACATTTTATTTACACAAAAGTTAAAATTTCAAGGAACAATAAATGGTAGCTGGTATGAGTGCTGCCCTCATTAAAGATTCCGTATGAAAGAATCTTGCTTGCTGAAGCCCCAGCCATTACAAATGGTCGCTCGCCTAAGAATCTCACTTAGTTACCAATGGTTATGAGCCATCGTCAAATAATAACCTGCCGCCAGCTGTTTAAATTGTTTATAAAGAACTATCCTAAAAATTATGTTGGGTGTATCTATTGAATACTCTATCCACCCAACAAACAGAGTATACCATGCGCTAACCCCGCAACCAAGAAGTTTTTTAAGAGAACTTCCAACTCTAGGGGCATTTTGGTTATATACCCTCCACCAAGTTGTTTTTCTTAGCTATACAACCAAACATCAAATGGTAGAGCCACAGAGAATCGAACTCTGATCTATTCCGTGAAAGGGAATTATCCTAAACCGTTAGACGATGACTCCGTTAAATGAACTGGTAATATTCATTGAGTTACTTATCTACGTAAGCATCGCTGTGTAGCGGACATTTTTCAGCACAGCACACAGTTGTGTTTGGGTTAATCATTTAATATGTTTAATGATGAAAGTCAAATTCTACACGGAAAAAATGCTTTCGTAATCAATCACGATACTTAAAAGTGTAGTTGTCCCACAATATATGATTTACTTCGTTTATTACCAGTTAAAATGGTGGCCCCGGTGGGACTCGAACCCACGACCAAAAGCTTAAAAGGCTTCTGCTACTACCAACTGAGCTACAAGGCCATTAAAATTTGTTAAAGAACTATTACTTACTACTTTTTTATCT